ATGCCTAGCAAACCATTAAAGACCTGTCTGCATTCCAGATGCCCAACACTAACAAGAGAAGCTTATTGCCCTTTGCATCAAAAGAAACAAGTACAGCAGTATGACCGAGAACGTGGGTCATCTACGCAACGTGGCTATGATGCCAAGTGGAGAAAAGCAAGAATAGGATTTTTAAGAAAGCATTCACTCTGCAAACATTGCTATGACAACGGATTACTATCAGGTGCTACAGTAGTTGACCATATCATTCCACACAAGGGAGATAGGACATTGTTTTGGGATAGGAACAACTGGCAACCATTATGTGAGCAGTGTCATAACCGAAAGACTGCTAGAGAAGATAGAGGCGCTTGGAGATAATCTATCAATCTTAGTGGTAAGAAAGGTTAGAAGACTATCAATACAGAAGGAGAACAACTAGAGGCGTTCACAGAGCCGTAGAAACAGGGTAAGGTGAGTTTTTAAAGTTGCATGAAGGTATTGGGGAGGGGGGTATCAAAAACCTGCACAGTGCCAACGCTAGACCGCGTGGTAGTCTTCCGTAAAAAAAGTTCCCTAAATGGATTTTCAGAAATGAAAGGGGGTGAGGGAATGGCTAGACCAAGGCAACCAGTTGACTTGCTGCTCTACAAGGGAAAGAAAAACCTAACAAAAGCTGAAATAGAACAACGTAAAGCCCAAGAAATAAAGGCGGCAAACGACAAAGTAAAGCCACCTAGCTACCTACCGAAAGACTTGAAAAAAGAATTTAAAAAGATTGCAAGCGAGCTGCTGCAAATCGGCATCATGACTAATCTTGATGTAGATGCGTTGGCTCGCTTTTTATATGCCCGAAAGATGTATATAAAAGTCACAGACGCCTTGTTACAAACGGAATTGACAGTACAGCGCAAACAAGCAATTCATGATGAAGACGGGGCTGTAATTGACATGAACGAATGGGAGGAAGCAAACGCAGCTTATTCTGATTTATTGATTAACCAAGATAAATTATTTAAGCAATGTAGATCAGCAGCAAGCGACCTGGGCCTTACCATTGCTTCTCGATGCAAACTTGTAATACCGAAACAGGAGAAGCAGGAGCCTAGCGAGGTCGAAAAGACGTTCGGTGATTTATGATTAAACAATATCTAATTGACTATAGTCTTGATATCGTAGCTGGCGAGGTAGTTGCTTGTGACAAACACATGTGGGCATGTAGCCGTTTTTTAGACGATATTAATAATGAAGGTACAGAACATTTTCCTTATGTATTTGACGAGGAAAAAGCACATCGGTTTTTATATTGGATGTCTTTGTTTCGACATACAAAGGGTAAACTTGCTGGTGAACGAATAACACCTCATGAAATTCAAGTCTTTGTATTCGGGAACATGTATGGATGGGTACATAAGGACACGAGATTACGGCGTTTTCGGAAAGCGTATTGGCAGGTAGGTAGGAAAAATGCCAAATCGCAATCCTTGGGGGCTGTAGCCAGCTATGAAGCTTCTGCTTTCGGTGAAAACATGTCAGAGGTTTATATCGGAGCTACCAAAGCCGAGCAAAGCAAAATTGTCTGGAATGAATCACGAACGCAAATTGATAGTTGCCCCGATCTTAAAGGCAAGTTCAAAGTAGCCTACGGAAAAATACAGCACATCAAAAGTGAATCTTTTATCGCTGCTCTATCAAAGGATGCAGGAAAAACGGGTGACGGTTTTAACGTACAAGCTGGCATTATTGACGAGTATCACGCACACCCTACATCTGAAATCTATGACGTACTTGTGTCGGGCATGGGCGCACGTAGTCAACCGTTAATGATGATTATTACAACAGCAGGATTCAACCTGCACCACCCTTGCTATAGTGTGGAATATAAGTATATTTCGAATATCCTTGACCCCCATTCATCCATAGAAAATGATGAATATTTTGTAATGGTCAACGAGCTTGACAAGGACGATGATATCAAGGATGAATCTGTCTGGATAAAAGCCAACCCGATCCTATGTTCATATGAAGAGGGTATGGCTTATTTGCGTGGCGAGCTTAAAGCGGCTTTAGACGTACCGGAGAAGATGCGAAACTACTTAACCAAGAACATGAATCGGTGGGTAGATCAGAAGGAAAACGGGTATATGTCACTGAAGGCTTGGGCCAAATGTGGTGTTGATAAGCTGCCCGATCTTGCTGAATTTGAATGTACGGTTGGCATTGACTTGTCTAAAAAAATTGACTTAACAAGCGTGTCGTTTGAATTTGATTTAAAAGATGGCCACATTGTCATACTGAACCATTCGTTTATACCAGAGGATACGTTAGCAGTGAAACGAAAAACAGATAGATTCCCCTATGATCTATATATCCAGCAAGGATGGATGACGGCCACTCCTGGTGCTGTTGTGGATTACACCTTTATTAAGGCGTATATCCAGCGTATGGAGCGTGAAAAGGAATGGAAAATCAAAGAAATCTGTTACGATCCATACAATGCAACGCAATTTGCTGCTGATATGGAGGCCGAAGGCTATACCATGATTGAAATTAGGCAAGGGGTACGTACTCTATCAGAACCGACTAAGAATTTCAGAGAAATGGTATTAGAAAAGAAGGTTCTTCATGACAAAAACCCTGTCCTTGAATGGTCAATTGGAAACGCAGTTACCAAAGTGGACGCCCAGGAGAACATCATGTTGGACAAGTCCAAATCTACGGAGCGGATCGACCCGATAGCATCGGCGATAAATGCACATGTAAGGGTGATGTGCAACGATCCAAAAGCGGATTTAAACGCCCATATTTTATCAGGAGATTTCAGTTTTTAAGAGAGGGGAAAAAGAATGAAATACGTACGTTTCCTGCTCCTATTCATCGAGGATATTCTTATCCTTTCAGGCTGTATTTGCATCATTACAGCGACATATTTACTCAATGGTATCGCCGGAATCTATGTAACCGGTATTTTTTTGTGTCTTTTTGGCTACCTGGTTGGCAAAAAACCACCGAAAGTGCCTGACGATGGGAGGTGAAACCGATGATATTCAGGAGTTTATTGCAAGAAAATGAATCAGACTTTCAGAATCCCAAGGACTGGCTGATTAATATGCTAGGTGGCTCTACTACCTACAGTGGGGAGCGTGTCACAAGTGATACCGCCCTACTAAACAGTAATGTCTACACATGCGCTAGTATCTTAGGCGGTGATATTGGTAAGCTGCCGATCCAGATTTTCAAAAGAAAAGGGGACAGAATCGAGCGCGAACGTTCTCATCCGGTTGTGAATCTACTAGGCATTCGGCCCAATCCGTATATGAGCGCCTACACGTTTAAAGAGTTGCTACAGGTGCATGTAATGTTATGGGGAAACGCCTACGCTCTGATTGATTGGGGACGGGATGGCAGACCGCAAGCATTATGGCCGTTAAATCCAACTTTGACCGAGGTAACTACCGATCCAAAAACAGGTGAAGTGTGGTATGTAACGACTTTGCCAAATGGAGAACAACGTAAAATTCCGTGGTTTGATGTACTCCACTTAAAAGCTATTAGTAAGACAGGATTAAAAGGCATTTCCCCTATTTCAGTCATCCGTGAAAAGCTTGGTATACAACAAGCGTCAGATAAATTCATTGGTGCGTTTTATGCGAATGGAACGACTAGCAGAGGGATTTTAAAAGTACCAGATATCTTGCAGCCGGAGGCGAAAGACCGAACTAGAACGGAGTGGTTGAAAGTAAATAGCGGATTAAGTAACGCTCATAAGGTTGCGATTTTAGATGGTGGTATGGACTATCAAAGCTTAGGAATGCCATTGAAAGATGCTGAGTTTATTGAAACCCAAAAGTTCGGTATTGGTGAAATAGCGAAAATCTATAAAATTCCACCCCATAAGTTAGGGCAGTTGGATCGGGCTACCTTTTCCAACATTGAACATCAATCCATTGAATACGTAAAAAACACCTTGCAGCCAATCATAACCAATTGGGAGCAAGAAATTGATTATAAGCTATTCACAAACAAAGAGCGCAAACAGTTTTATTCCAAGTTTAACGTGGAAAGCGAGTTGCGCGGTGATAGTCAAAGTCGCGCCCAGTACTATAAGGACATGGTATCTATTTCTGGTATCACGTTTAACGAAGTAAGAGCGAAAGAAAACCAGAACGGCTATGGGGAAATTGGCGATAGACCAATCATTCCATTGAATATGACATGGTTAGATCAATTAGAAGAACTTCAAAAAACGAAGGCCAGCAAAGGGAGGAACAAAACAGATGAATAAGAGAGAAACAAGGCATATCCTCCACCCTATCGAGGTTCGATCTGATAAAGAAAATAGTCAACTTTCCATTCGTGGATATATCGTCAAGTTTAACGAGCGAAGCAAATTGATTTATGGTGAGTTCTATGAAAAAGTGGCTCAAGGTGCGTTCTCTCGAAGTCTTGAAGAAAACACCATTAAAGCCCTATGGAATCATCGAACGGATTATGTGCTTGGTTCAACGAAAAATGAAACTCTCAGATTGTATGAAGATGATATTGGTCTACGATTCGAACTTGATCTACCTAACAACACCTGGGGTAAGGATGCTTATGAATCTATTCAACGTGGGGATGTAGACGGGGTTAGTTTCGGGTTCTATGTTCGAAACAATGGAGACGCTTGGGAATACGTAAAGGAAGAAGATGTCTATGTGCGCACCTTACTTGATGTTAATCTATTCGAGGTATCCCCTACCCCCTTTCCGGCCTATGAGTCTAGCGAAGTGAACCAACGGAGTATGGAGCAATTTGGAATCACGACAAAAGAGCAGCGCAAACACGAAAAAGAAAAATTGTTACTAGAAATTGACCTTTTATCAATCCGATAAAGGTCTTTTTTATATTCTAAAAAGTGAGGGATAAACAACATGGATGAAAAAGAACGCGAATTACGTCAAGAACTAGCAGAATTGTTACAGGAAGCACGCAGCGCAACAGAATCAGGTAAGTTAGACGAGGCCCGTAAACATGCCGACAAAGCCCAGGAACTACGTAAACAGCTTGATCTAATGGAGGAGCTACGCAATATTAAACCGCCTAAAACAGAGCCAGTACAAGAGGCGCGCAGCGAAGAAGATGCCATTGAATATCGGGATGTTTTCATGAAGGGATTGCGCAATAAAAGTCTTACTGGTGAAGAACGCGAGGTGCTTGAAAAGGTAAAAACGGAAGAGCGCGCCATGTCAGGTTTAACGGAAGAGGATGGAAATTTAATCATTCCGCAGGACATTCAAACGAAAATTAACGAGCTGTCGCGTTCGTTTGATGCTCTAGAGCAGTTTGTTACTGTCGAGCCAGTAAACACCCGTTCAGGTTCCCGTGTCTTGGAAAAAAACGCCGACATGGTTCCGTTTGCGGAAGTCGATGAAATGGGACTAATTAACGAAACGGACAACCCTAAGTTCGGGAAATTGAACTATGCGATTAAGGATCGAGCAGGCATTCTTCCTCTGTCCCGCAGTTTGCTACAGGACAGTGACCAAAACATTATTTCATACGTGACAAACTGGCTCGGAAAGAAATCCAAGGTAACGAGAAATACGCTTATTTTGGAGAAAGTAAAAACACTAACAAAAAAACCATTAAAAGAAGTAGACGACATAAAAGACGTTCTTAATGTTGACCTTGACCCTGCTATTTCATCCGGCGCTATCATTTTGACAAACCAGGACGGTTTCAATCATTTGGATAAACTCAAAGATTCCGAAGGAAAGTATTTGCTACAACCCGATCCAACCCAACCTACCCGTAAAACGTTGTTTGGAAAGACGGTAGTTGTTGTATCTAACCGATTCTTACCAACCACAGCCAAAAAAGCACCTTGCATCATTGGTGATTTGAAAGAGGCTATCGTGTTGTTCAAACGCGAGCAAATGGAACTTGCCTCAACGGAAACAGGTGGGGACGCATTTAAACGGAATACGCTAGATGTCCGCGCGATCCAACGCGATGATGTTCGTTTATGGGATGAGCAAGCTGCTGTATTCGGTGAGCTTGATTTAACACCAAAACCAGCAGAAAGCAAGTAGGTGTGTAAGGAATGCTAACCACCCTAGAAAAGACGAAACAAATGCTAGGTATGAGGGGAAATGTTGTGAGTGATACACTCCTCTCCACCTTCATTACGGTTGCCTCTCAGCAGATAGAAGCCTATTGCAAGCGAAAGTTTCAAAGGCAAGACTATACGGAATATCATGACGGAGGACGAAACACGATTAACCTTTTGCATCTACCGATCCATGATGTATATCATGTAAAAGGGCCTTCTGGTTCTATGGAGTACAAGCTACTTGAAGCCCACGGGAGTATTTATTGCCCCTATGGGTTTCCTGCCGGCAAGTATGGAATTGAGATTACCTATAACGGTGGGTACGTCTTACCTGGGGAGGCAACGGAAAACCATCCACAGACGTTACCAGAAGCAATTGAAATGGCTTGTATCCTTCTTGTAAAGGACTTATTACATGAGTCTACAAGAGTCCAGGGGATTGAATCAGAACGTTTAGATGTCATGCAGGTGAAGTACAGACCGGAGAAAAAAGCAACTCTATCCCAATTGCCACTCCATGTGGCCGCGTTATTATCTCCTTATGTAAGCAGGTGGATATAGTGCGTGTGAATGTGAAAGTACGTGAGGATAAAAAGACGCTTCAAAAGGTGAAAAAACAAGTAGCTGAACTGTCCAGAACACGGGCGAAAGTAGGATATTTGCAAGATAGAGAACAATTGTTGATTGCTATTTTTAATGAATATGGGGCGAAAATACCTGTTACCGATAAAGTCAGAGGCTTGTTTATTGCCCTTGGAATGCCATTAAAAAAAGACAAGAAATTTATCATCGTTCCTGAACGTTCCTTCTTGCGCGCTGGTTATGAAAAAAGTGAACCTTCTCTCTTGCGTGAAATGGAAAAGTTGCTAGACGATGCTCTACAAGGTCGGATTACAGCCGATCAAGCGATGAAGAGAGCTGCCAAAAAGCTAACTGCCGATGTGAAAGACCATATGCAGTCTGGATCGTTTCAGAAAAACGCACCACTCACACAAAAATTGAAAGGCAGCAATAATCCCCTTATGGATGGGAAAAAGTTGATTGATTCACTTGAATTTGAGGTGACAAGATGGTAAACGGAAGGATTTTTCAATTCAGCGATTTACTTAACCGATTCACTACAACGTTTGACGTTCTTCTGAAAACAAAAGGAGACTATGACGAAACCGGACGTTGGATGGAAGGAACGGAAAAAAATGAGCAGCGCACAGGGGCAATTGTCCCTATGCCTATGCGAATTGTAATGGAGCAAGGTGGTCGGTTTACTTTATCCGATCACCTTTTATATTGCCTTGATCCGATAGAGCTACACAGCGAAATCACATACGCAGGTAACAGTTATCGCGTGGAAGAACCAACAGACTTTACCGCATATGCAGACTGCTATCGCTATGTGTTAAAGAGGGTGAGTTCGTTTGATTAACTATAAATACTTTGAACAAAACATCATTACAGGAATGGCGAAAGCCTTGGGAATCAAGGTCATTGCAGCCGATGGATCAGGAGATCAACCCCCCTATCCATTTATGACGTACAAGTATGTGACTCCCTATAAAGATCAGTCACCTATGCCTATTGAAAAGTATGTACCCACAGCCGATTCACTAGAGGTTCACGCACAAAAGCAGGTAGAAATGACATTATCATTCACCTGCTGCCATAAAGACCAGCGAGAGGCGTTACAAATATCTAACCAGTCAAGACAGTGGCTAGTCGGACAGTCAAGACAAGGGCTGCGAGATAACGGCATTGTGGTGGTTTCTGTTGGTGATACCCAAGACCGCAATGCCTTGTTTGAAATTGCCTATGAGTACCGCGCAGGCTATGACGTGAAATGTAGGCTAATAGATTCGTTTATGTATACCCACAGTGAATGGATTGAAAAAATGAAGGTTTCCGAGGAGGTAGCACCGGATGGCGTTAAGTGACGTTACAGTTATTATTGATTTACAAAAGCCGTCAGGACGATTGGGCTTTGGTGTCCCATTAATTTTGGGCCAAAAAAAGGGCGGTCAGGAATACAAAAAGTATTATGACTTGGACGAAGTACAAACAGATTTTCCTGACACAACCACGGAATATAAAATGGCAAAAGCAATTTTTCTGCAAGGTGACAAGGCTCCTGCCTTTATTACCATTGCAGCCAAAGGGACAGAAGAAGAGGAAACCTATACCAGCCTGCTTGAATCATTGAGTGGGAAAGGCTGGTATTTTGTTTTGGTGGCTGGAACAGAAGCAGATTACATCGCGATTAACGAGCATTTACAACTACTCGATTACGGAATGTGCGTTGCGCGCGTAACAACGAAAGAAGAGGTAGCCGCCTTACAAGCTAAGAAGTTAGAACGAACAATGGCTTGGTATCATCCTAATGTTGCTCAATTTATTGATGCTGCTGTTGTCGGTGCGATTGGATCAGCCCAAGTGGGTTCCGTCACATGGAAGTTCAAGGAGTTGAAAGGGATTGATCCGGTTGACCTTACCTCTGGTGGATTACAAGCGATTCATGATGCTGGGGCTAACACGTATGTAATGAAAGCTGGAGAGCCGCGAACAAGTGAAGGAAAGTTAGTCTATGGCGAGTACATTGACACGATCCACGGCAAGGATTTTGTGAAATACACGATGGAAAAAGAACTGCAACATTTGCTAAACAACACGCCAAAAATCCCATACACCAACGCAGGTATTTCACTCATTGAGGGGCGAGTTACCAAGGTGCTTACCATGGCATACCAACAAGGCATTATTGCAGATGAAAATGGCATTCCCTTGTATAGCATGAATTTCAAAAAACGCAATGAAGTCAGTGAACAGGATCGAGCCGAACGCACTTATCAAGGGGGTTCTTTTGCGTTTGAATTAGCAGGGGCGATCCATGAAACGACTGTGAAAGGAATCATTCGATATTAAGAAAAGCAGGTGATAAGAAATGGCAGTAACCAGTTATGATGCAATGGAAGTAACGGTAACGGTAAACGGTACGTTTATTACGGGGTTTACGGATGGTTCTTTTGTGGAGTGTGAAAAAGACGAAGATCATTTTTCTACCAGTGTAGGGGCGCAAGGCGATGTTGTTGTCTCTGAGATTAATAACCCACTTGGTACAATTAAAATTACGTTACAAGCAACGAGTCCGTCTGTTGCTTTCTTGAATGATTTGGCGAAACAAAAGGAAATGAGTGACATTTGGGTTATTTCCAACGGCGAACCCAAAGAAAAAACAGGTGGCACGAAAGCACGAATTAAGAAACAGGCAGCAGTCAGTTACAGCGATGAGGCAGAAGACCGAGAGTTTGAAATTGTCGTGCTAGATTATACACAAGAGTAGGAACCAACAAGCCCCTGCTCTTTTTTTTGTGAAAACCGAACAATAAACGGAAAACATTTGGATCCAAAAGGGTAAAAAGACGAACGAAAAAATCAAAATTTTGGATCTGATAAACCAAGAAACCGAACAATACAATCCAAGGGAGAGATTATACATGGCAAAACAACACATTGAAAAGATCAACGAGACAGAATACACCCTGCAACACCCAGGAATGCGAGCAGCCGTCCAGATGCGCGACCGTTGCAAAAATAAGCATGGTGTGTTAATTGAAGAAAATTATTTTGCGGAACTAATGAAACACGTCATCGTACATCCCAAAGTATCATGGAGCTACTTTGATGAAGAGAACGGCGAGGATTTTGACGAGCTAATGACTGTGGCCTCAGAGTTTGTGAATACTTCCTATGCATCTTTTCGCAAGTCCCATCTACAAGATTCGAGCGAAGGATAATTGGGCCTTTTGGCGGTTAGTCTTATCGGATGGCGGTATCACCTTCCAGGATGCTTGTCAAATGGATTGGGACGATGTTTTCGAAGCAAATGCAGCTTTAGATTATATGGTCGAGTTGCAAAACAAAGCGGGTAATAAAGGCCGGAAGAGGAAAGGAGGCAGGTAAGTGTCCTTACGGAAACTATTTGTTGATGTCGGTTATAAGATATCGTCCAGTCCTCTAGAAGCCTTAGACAAACGGTTAACTAGACTTTCTGGCGCAAGTACAAGAACGTTCGATAGCATGAATGAGAGCATGGGCAAAGCTGGCAAGTCGATGAAGGCAGTAGCGGAAAGGTCAGGGGCGTTAGGCTCGACCGTATCCAAGGTACAACATGCGACTGACCAAGCAACGAAGGCGACTGAACGGGCCAACAAAGCCAATGCACTAGCAGCCAAGGCAGTAGATCGAGCAGCAGCGGCCCATGAACGGGCCACAAAAGCGGCTGAACGAGCAAAGACGGCTATAGAAAAGGCTACCGCCGTTACCAAAAGCTCAACTTCTTCCGATGAAGTAAAAGCAAGAGCTTTACAACGGGTACAATCCGCGACAGAAAAAGCGATTAGCTCTGCAACGAAAGCCCAACAAGCGGACGAAAGAGCAAAGCGCGCAACCATTGCAGCAGCCGAAGCGAGTCGAAATGCTATTCATTCCTCAGAAGGTGTTACGCGCGCGTTGGATCGGCAACAAAAAGCGGCACAACGCGCTAGTAGAGAAATGGACGGCTTGCGACAGAAATACGGGGACTTTTCAAACGGCTCCCTGAAAGTGATGAATAAAATAGATCAAGCCTCTGGTGATATTCAAGTCGCCGGAGGTTTTTTGTTAGCTGGAGGCGCTGGCCTTGCGGCTGGATTAGGTTCTGCTATTCAAACGGCTACCGATTTTGAATATGCAATGAGCCGTGTCGGAGCTGTTTCAGGTGCTACTGACACACAAATGGAAGCATTGACCAAGCGAGCCAAAGAGCTTGGAGCATCCACCGTGTTTACCAGTAGCCAAGCGGCTGAAGGTATGCAGTATTTAGCGATGGCAGGTTTTAAAAGCAATGAAATCATTGAGGCTATGCCTGGTGTATTAGATGCGGCAGCGGCAGGGCAAATCGGTTTGGGTGATGCGGCAAACATTACCTCAAACATTATGTCAGGGTTTGGACTTTCTGCTACAGAGTCACAACGCGCAGCAGACGTACTCACGAAAGCTTTCACAACGTCCAATACAACGTTACTAGGTATCGGTGAAACCATGAAATACGTTGCACCTGCGGCACATGCAGTGGGTTGGTCGCTCGAAGATATGGCAGCGGCTTCCGGTTATCTCGGAAACGTTGGCCTTGATGCGTCTATGGCTGGTACAGCGTTACGAGCTTCCGTCACTCGACTTGCTGGCCCTACAACGCAAGCGGCCGACTTAATGAAATATTACGGCATTAGCTTGGAAGATACGAACGGAAAAATGCGTAGGCTACCCGACATTCTAGGTCAAATGAAATCGTCTTTTACGAATTTAAGTGATGCAGAACGAGCAAGTGCTGTACAGACGATTTTCGGTACAGAAGCAATGAGCGCCATGCTTGCTTTAATGGACGATCCAAAAGGGTTGGACACATACAGCCAAACATTAAAGGATTCAACTGGGAAGGCTGCTGAAATCGCTACAAGACAAATGAATAACCTTAAAGGTGCAACTGAGAAAATGAAATCGGCGGTAGAAGGCGCTCAGTTATCTATTGGTGAGGCGTTTGTCCCTACTCTGACGTGGCTATCTTCTGGCATAACCAGCGTAGTTGATAAGTTCAACGGTTTAAGTGATGGAACCAAGAAAACAATTGCCATCATTCTTGCGGTAACGGCTGCTGCTACCCTTTTGGGTGGGGCATTCCTTATTTTTATCTCGCTTCTACCTTCCATGATTGCCGGATTCAGCGCTATTTCCGGTGTTGCAGGTATTGTCGCTGGAATCGCAAGCCCTATCCTGGGTGTGATTGCTGCTATTGTGGGGATCGGTGCTGCCGTTTATTTTGCCTACCAGAAATTTGAGCCATTCAGAAATATGATAGATTCGGCTATCCGTACCGTTAAAGAGTTTGCAGTCGGTATTTTTGGTGAGATTCAAACCTTTTTCACGGAAAATAGCGCACTGTTTACCGAAGCTGCCCAAGGTATTTCTATCTTCTTAACCGATACATTTACAGCCTTACAACCTGTTTTGACCGTCATTTGGAAAGTCGCTTTATTTGTGATCAAGGGTGTATGGGATAACATCAAGGGCGTTATCCAGGGGGCTGTTGGAATGATCCTTAACACGATAAAAATCTTTTCGGCCCTATTCTCTGGAAACTGGGCGGCGTTGTGGGATGGCGTGAAAGGTTTCGTAAGCAGCGCACTGCAATTTGTTTGGAACCTTATAAACCTTACTTTTCTTGGTCGATTGCTTGGCCCTATTCGTACAGGTTTCGGGCTGATAAAAGGCATCGTGTCCAGTGGTTGGGCGGCTGTGAAATCATTCTTTGTCAGTGGCGTGAATGGAGCTAAAAGCCTTGTTAGTAATATGGTGTCTGCCCTAACAGGCAATTTTACAAACCTGTGGAACAGCGTAAAAACCATTGTGACAGGGATTAAAGACAGCATCGTCAATGGCTGGAGGGCTGCCGTTGATTTTCTGAAAAGCATTGATCTATTTGAGATTGGGAAGAATGTCGTCCAGGGATTCGTGAATGGGATCAAGAGCATGGTCGGTGATATCAAAGAATCCATTGCAGGTATCGCTACATCTGCTGTCGATCAGTTTAAATCAGTCCTTGATATTCACTCACCTTCTCGCGTGTTTATGGAGCTAGGTGGTTTTACAGGTGAAGGGTACGGGATCGGGATTCAAAACAGTTTGCCGGATGTAAGCAGGGCTATCTCTTCCCTAGCAGGTGAAACAGTCGGGGGAATGGCTCAGATGCCTAATACGGCTCAGGCTGTTCATTCCTCTATGTATAACCATCATACTACCAATAACACCTCTGCCCCGACCAAGGTCGAAATTACGATTAACGTACAAGGCAATGCGGATAGTAGCGTTGTCCAAGATATGAAGCAAGAGGTTAAAAAGGCAGTAGATGAGGTTTTCAAATCGTTCGGGCGCAGAAATCCCAAGCATGTGGAGGTATAAGAAATGGCAACGATTAATGGAATGGAAATCCATGTGATAAACGAAAAGCCCTCATACAGTGTAAAGGTTTCCGAGCATCCGGTTGAAAACGGTGCAGCCATTACAGACCACGTAGAACCAGCGCTAAAGAAGTTCGCTATCACTGGTCTGATGGTTGGGCCAGAAGCCGCACAGACTCGCCAAAACCTTGTGAACCTTATGAATGCTGGTGAACCAGTAACCTACACGGGACGAAATATTTTTACAAAAGGTATTATCGAGTCGATTGAAACGGATCATCACGCCCAGGTAGCAAATGGAATGGCTTTTACCATGCAAATACGTGAGCTACGAAGGGTAGAACAAAAATTTAGTGTTAATCTACCAAAACAAGCTATTACGAATGTGAAAGTTGTTTCTACTACAGGTCGAAAACAAGTCAAAACAACCAAGAAAGGGAAAACGGCAACGAAAGCAAAAAGCTCTCAACCAACCGGAAAAAAACACACGGTTAGAAAGGGGCAAACCTGGGAGAGTATCGCAGGTCAGTACGGTGTAGACGTGAAGAAAATGAGGAAATGGAATGGACATATCCCGAAGAGTGTAAGGCTGAAAGAGGGTATGGTTATTACCGTTGGATAGGAGGCAAGCGTGGAGTATATACCAATTGAAAAAGAGTCAATCCCTTACAAAATGGAAATAGAGCTAGGGGTTGAGCTGTTCGAAATCGAGATCAATTACAACGATCGGTTTGGTTTTTTTGCGCTTGACCTGATGAAAAATAATGAGCTTCTAGTCATGGGGGCCAAGCTGGTATATGGGGTTCCTGTCTTTGAATCATTCGAAGATAACAGGTTTCCATCTCCCCTGCTTACCCCCATTGATCCAGCAGGAAGAGAAAAACAAATCACCTGGGATAACTTTGGTGAGACGGTTTTGTTGCAGGTTGGTGAGGATGAATGAGTTTGGCTTATAAGCGAGTCATTGAGTTACTGGTAGGTAACGTGTCGATTAAAGCTTCTGAGCTTACTCTAGGCTTTGATGTGCCGTTTAGAGATAACGCAGAGCCGAACGAGAGCCGGATTGATCTATACAACCTATCTGATAACAGCATAAATGCCATTGCCCAATTTGATAGTAAGATCATTGTAAATGCCGGATATGCTGGCGATGTAGGAACAATATTGGAAGGCAGATTGGTCGATCTTGAAACGTTCTGGGATGGGCCGGACAAACGTACATCCATAATCGTACTGGACAGTGAGTCGTTAAAAGGAAGAACGATCGAAAGCAAGGCTTATAAAAAACAAACGTCTGCCTCTACCGTCTTACGAGATTTGATTAGTACGGCCAACTTACAAATTGGGGAATGGTCACTGCAAAAGGATATCAAATACGAGGAAGGAATAACGGTTGAGGGATCGGTCACAGAAGCCATTAAAAAAATTGCAGAGGATTGTGAGACGCCATTTTATATCAACAAAGGGCGTCTTTTTTTACGTCCGCACAACAGCGGAGACAAGACGAATTTTATTTTGTCACCACGTACGGGGTTGATTGGTTCCCCCCAACTGTTTGTTAGTGAGGGAGAACAAGGTTATAGGGCTAAGAGTCTGTTACAACACAGAATTACAACAAGTAGCTTGATAACCATTCAAAGCAAAGTGGTGCAGGGTTCCCTACGAGTAGCGCGCGGACGTCATGTGTATGACGGGAACAACTTTGTTACAGAAATGGAGGCGGTATTCAATGGATGAGGTACTAAAGGATTGGCTGGAAAGTGAATTACGCCAACTACACACCGCCACAGTAGCAAAAGTCGTCAAGTATGATAAGGCAACGCGTAGAGCCTCTATACAGCCTCTTGTGAAACAAAAAGTCAAAGGGAGAGGAATTGTCCCCCTTCCCCTATTAGAAGGTGTACCCGTGTTAAAACAGCACTTTGAAGTGGGCGGTATGGAGCAAGAATATATTCCTGTTTTGAAGCCTGGTCAAATTGTGCTGGTTGTCTTTTCGGAACGAGCGATGGATCAAGCGTTAAAAGGCGAACATGCCTTACCAAATGCTAGGCGTAGACACAGCTTGTCAGATGCCGTTGTTGTTGGGGTGTTAGGATGAGGTCTTTTCTTCTGAAGGACGGCGATCTGGTTTTTGACAAGGGAGAACTTGTCATGGTGGGTGAAAAAAAAGAATTAAATCAAGCAGTTGAAATTGCCATGAACACCAATAAAAATGAGTTCTTTTTGGATGGCGAACACGGTTTTAAACAAGCTGTTTTCCACGATAAAAAACCGAATGAAGATTTGATTCGGGAGGCTGTATTTGAAACCCTTGCCCAAGAGGAACGAATTGAGCGAGTAACCAAGGTCGATATCCAGTTTGACCGTAAAACGAGAAAACTTTTTAGTACATTCGAAGCTGTGGCTCGTGACGGTACAGAGATCAAGGAGGTGCTGACACGGGATGCTTAACGAACAGGGATTTAAACGCAAACGATACAGCGACCTACTTACAGAGATAGAAGAACGAGCGCGTACGTTATTCGGTGAGGACATCAATACTACCTTACGTTCCCCTCTTGGAATCCTTATTCGGTTGTTTGCTTGGTTCCTCTCTCTTGTATGGCAGAATGCCGAAGAAGTGTACCACAGTGGATTCCGTGACACGGCTACAGGGGTAAGTTTGGATAAATTGGGCGCAGCAGATGGAATTTATCGTTTGCCCGAAAGTGCGGCTATAGGTGTGATAGAAATTGAAGGGAAACCATTTTATGAAGTGCCGGAGGATACCGTAGTTGGAACCGATCAAGAAGTATGGTTTCGAACCATTGATAGTGTGATTCTTAATGACAGCGGTAAAGGTACGGTGCAAGTTACGGCTATGATACCAGGAGGTAGCGGTAATGTACCATCTGATAGAATTACCCGTTTGCTGCTGGCTGACTCTAATATTATCGCTGTAACAAACCCTACACCTACCAGCGAAGGCCGAGGCCATGAAACAGATAAAGAGTATCGGGAGCGGATGAAAAAAGCAAAAGTCGGCTTGCTCAATGGAGCGCTGTATAAAGTACCTGGTGTGCGATCTGTGACAATCATCGAAAATAAGACAATGCAACCGGATGCAGAGGGCCGGAACCCAAAAAGTTTTGAGGTTTTTGTTTTGGGCGGTACGGATCGGGAGGTTGCCCAGGCAATTTTCGAAAACAAACCAGCCGGAATAGAAACTCATGGGGGAATTACGCAAGAGATCACAGACCTATCCGGTGAAAAGCAAATCATTACATTTAGTCGCACCGAAAACGTTCCCGTCTGGATCAAAGCTATTCTTACTACTTCTTCTGCGTTCCTACTTGATGGGGCCGATAAAGTTCGAACTGAAATTGTTCAGGTGATCGGCGGACAAGATGAAGACGGAATAAATTATGAGGGAATGAAATCGGGGCAGCATGTCATTATTAATCAATTGATTGGGGCTGTGATGAAGGTTGAAGGCATTGAGGATGTCGAGATCAAAGTAAGCACAGATGGAAACACGTTCCATGCTCAAAACATCCCCATTGAAACGTATAAAAAAGCCGTTGTCCCCTACTCGAATATCGAGGTGACAACAAATGTTTAACATAAAGGACTTTCTTGTACGGCTTACCGACAACTACGAAAAAGACCCTGATAGCAACATGGGTAAAGTCATCCGGTTGTTCCAGGAGCAAATTCAGCAACTCGATGAGTCATATCATTTGATTGCAGATAATCGGGTTGAAAATCAAGCTACAGGCGAATGGCTCGATACCATAGGCAAAGAAGTAGGACAACCACGCGGTAAGGCTTCCGATGCAGAATACCGAATGCTAATTAAGAGCAAAAGGGCAAAGAACCGTTCTCACGGTGAAATAAATACCATTATCCAGGTGCTTGCTGATTCTCTGCAAGTGCCTGTTTCTGATGTAAAGGTTGAGGAGCTATTCAATAGCGATCTGTTAAAAGAGCCAGCAGCCTTTCTAGTAAAGATCAAAGGATATGAGCAACTAAACAAGACAACCCTGGACGCCTTTTCAGAACTTGCTGGCCCTGGAATACGAATGTACTTCCAACCGTTAAGCAACTTCACAGAGCTGTCAGGATGGCAGGAAGATATTACACACGTTGGCTTTAGTTGTCCTATCCCGAATGAAGAACTTTACCCTTGTTAGGAGGAAATATCATGATTGAATGTGGCGGTTGGGCTGGCGCGTACAACGTAACTGTCCGTAAAGGCGATGGTACAGAAACAAAGCTGCACATAAAAAATATGATTACGGACGCTGGATTGAATTTTTTAAGAGACGGGCTATCAGGGAAACACAGCGATTTAAAAATTAAGTATCTGGCGTTGGGAGATTCAGCCGATCCGGTGCAAAGGAATCAATGGAAGTTAGGCAATGAACGATTTAGAATTGCATTTGCTGCTCAGGAAGATGGCGGAATTGGAGCATTGCGGTCGGTATGTGCAATCCCTGATGATGAAGCGCTATTTCATATTCGTGAATTGGGTATTTTCGCTGGTAAAGATGCTGACCAAAACCAGAATACGGGAATCATGGTGTCTCGCATTCTTTTTGATTTTGATAAATCGAGGGAATCAGTGCCGTTTTCGTTGCGTTTCGAGCGGATTGACACCATAGGGAGGTTATAGCATGCCTTATAACAAAACAGTCTGGAAAAACGGTGCTGCTCCTGGTATTAGCGCTGGCAGATTAAATAACATGGAGGATGGGATCGAAGCAGCTCATGTTGTAATTGATTCCCTTAAAAGCACTGTCTCAAATCTAGAAACAAGAACAAAAACACTAGAAGATTCATTGCTAAACGACTTTAAAAACAACATTTTCTTTGTCAATTTTAAAGAGATACAAAAGGTCAAGGTTTCATCTGGATGGTATGACCAGACAAATAATAGGCTGTTAATTTTGTAATGGATACAGAAAGTGGAGGGATATCATGCCTAGTATTACATTTACATTTCAAAATACCGATGTGCAGGATACATATATCACAGAAGGTTCAACATCAAGCAATGGAGGAAGTTCTCTGCTGGCTATATCAAACAAAACGTCATATATAAGACGATCCTTGATAAAATTCGATATAAAAGCAATTCCCAAGAATGCGGTGATTGAGAGCGCAACACTACGATTAATACTGTCAAACTATCCAAGCGAAAATAGGAAGATAGGGGTTCACCTTATCACTCAGGATTGGAATAATAATACGAATTGGAATACACAACCGACTTTTAACGATGTTCAAGAATTTCGCAACTTACAAAGTATGCAGAAGGTTGTTGATATTCCGGTTACATCAATTGTACAGGAGTGGGTGAATGGAACCGAGAATCATGGTTTCTTATTGTCCGATCAAACCCCTAACTCTACTAATTTATCAGTCATTAATTTTTATTCAGTGGATGACAGTTCCTTTTCGAACCGTCCAACATTAACGATACAATACAAAAATCCAACATCGGGACAAGCATCCTATATGGGGCTTGTCAAAATGGGTACACTTAGAAACCAAAGAGGCATAAAGCCACGTCCATCCCGTCCTTGGAGTATCGATCAAGTCCCTACGGGCACGCCTGGTAAGGGTAATATATCAAGCTTCCTTACAGACCCCAACATAGAGAATTGGACTATAGGAGATTCGGACGATTATGAGCCGGATAATAATTTATACTGGCATAAAATCAAAGAAGGAAACAAAGTAATTTTAATTTGTGATCGGGTAATCCTCTCGAATGTTAGTTGGGAAGACCTTAACAAGGGTGGTTTTGTTTCTGGGAAAACCGTTATGATTGATGGACAATACTATAAAATACGTTTACTATCGGGTGGATCATCTTCACGATTCGAAAAATCGAATGCGGTAGGTGGAGCACCTCTCAATAATGAATGGGATCGTTTCATTTCAAACGAGGATGAAATAAATGGAATACCTTCTATCATTTCTTCTGATTTTGATGAGTTTTTTACAACAACCGATTTAGAGAGTCCAAGTAATAAATTTTGGAATTGGGCTGGTATGTTCTCATTTTGTATGGAAAAAAGGCTCAGGAGTAATGATTGGTTAGGTGTCGAAAGAGGCTGGCGTTCAGTACGTCTATGGGAAGAAACACTATCAAGTGCTAGATATTCAAATGCAGGCTGGCGGCCTGTACTCGAAGTTTTAAATCAGCCACCAACCCTATCTTTAAAGACACCTTCTGATAATCAAACACTAACGGAAAATGATGTTTTAAAAATCGAGGGGACGGTATCAGATAACGACAAAGACGATGTAGTCGTCACAAAATACCGTATCAACAACGGCACAACAAGGGCTATTGCTTCCGGTGTATCGGATGGCAGCAGTCCTATTTCTTTTGCCAAAACGTTACTATTCCACAACAAACGGCTCTACGATGGCACAACCGATATTATAGGCACAGACCTAGAAGAAAATATTGACCATATTCTAACCATTTGGGCAGAGGACGACAAAGGCGGAAAATCTACAGAGGTTACACGCAAGTTTCGTGTCGTTCACAACCGACCACCTGTTATTAGTGGTCAGAATAAGGATTTAGGAATAATCGAGGCAGCCCCTTCAGAAACGTATAGCGTTACCGATCCAGAAGGCGACAGTTTCACCGTTGTTGAAAAGATAAATGGAACCGTAATCCGTTCGTTTCCAGGGGTAGCAGATAGAGAAGAAACGGTCACAATTACACCTGATATATGGCTAACACTACAACCTGATGAAACACACACCCTTACGGTTACAGCTACAGACAAGCAAGGCATGATGTATACTCGATCCTACACGTTCAAAAGATTTGAAAGCAAAATTGTGATTGACGGTCTTGCCGTACCATTCACCACAGACATTGCTGCCAAGCGTGTGTTGATTACACCAGATTGGGTTGTCCCTCTTGGAACGATCATCAAGGTAGAGACATGTAACAACGCTTTTGATGAATCCCCTACCTGGGAAGATTGCACATTAGTTGTGAAGCTTGGGCGTGGTTATCTGTTTACAAACGAAACAAAGACAGCAGCAGAATGGGGAATAGATATTCGCTTTCGCATCGAAAAAGGCGAGGCAGTAAGCCCAATTTCATTCAAAGGATTCGGGGGTGCATTTGATTGATTATTGGATTACAACATGCAAAGCCACTTTCAGAGATTCGCGAAGAAAAAGACATGAGTAATGTTACACCGGAGTTGCTTGCTGCTTATGAAGCTATAGCAAAGTTAGACGAAAAAATAGCCTTGTTGGAAAGAAAAATTCTATTACTTGAAGGAGAGAACAAACATGACTAAACAATATATGGTTCCTGTCTATGGCTTGCTGGTGAAGGCTGGACGTCGAGAAATTGAATCGATACCTGAGGAATATCAAATCCCTGTTGCCGAGTATTTAGCTTCACAAGTAGAAATGTAGAGCGTCTTTCTCATCTGAGAGGGGCGCTTTTTAGATTCAAAAATAAAAGGGGGCTACGGCTCCCTATCTCTTAATTTGAAAGGGGTATGGTATGGAAACTTTTTATAAACTTCTGGTAGCAATCGGGGGTGGACTTATCTCCTTTTTGTACGGTGAATGGCACTACTTGCTTACCATTTTGATTGCGTTTGTTTTTTTTGATTATCTTAGCGGAATGACTGCTGGATGGCTCGAAGGGGAATTAAAAAGCAGAATAGGAATGATTGGTATTGCCCGAAAGATTTTTATTTTCGGTGTGGTTGCGGCTGCTCATTTAATTGATACGGCACTAGGCAATCAAGATATCATTCGTAATGCATCAATCTTCTTTTATTTGGCTAACGAGCTGCTTTCCATTCTTGAAAATGCTGGTAGGATCGGTGTTCCTGTACCAGACGTAATTAAACGGGCTGTAGAGGTTTTGAAAGATAAAGGAGAGGGTAAGTAATGCAAGCTAAAAATGAAACCAACATCAAAGGGATTGACGTATCCCATCATAATAGCCTGATTGATTGGAAGCAGGTTGCCTCAGACGGCGTGAAATACGCTTTTATTAAAGCGACAGAAGGAACGGGATTTGTTGATAAAAAGTTACGTGAGAACGCCACACAAGCCCATGAAAACGGAATCAAGGTTAGTTATTATCACTTTGCCCATCCTGATATGTCCCCACAGGCTCAGGCAAATCATTTTCTTACCACTATACAAGGGTTACCCCTTGATTTTCCAGTGGTGCTAGATATAGAAACAACGAAAGGATTACAAGCATCACAGATTACAACGTTTTGTTTAGCGTTTCTTACTCACATCAAGGCTCGCACAGATAAGACCCCTATCCTTTATACAGGAGCTTCTTTTGCTAAGACTCACTTAGGTAAAGAGCTTGTTGGCTTCCCATTGTGGGTTGCTCATTATAACGTTGACCAGCCGATGAAGAATAACACATGGAACCGTTGGGCTGTATTTCAATACACGGACAGTGGGAAGGTACGCGGCATCAATGGAAACGTAGACATGAACTGGATGGAAAAAGAATTTTGGGATATACACATGAAGGAGGAAACAACTGTGGATAAAATGTTAGCAAATGAGCTTATTTTGGTTTTGAAAACACAATGGAAAGTTAGTGACGCAATGGGAATGAAGGAGCAAGCGAAATACCTTGGTGAACTTGCCGATCGGGTACGTGTTGCTAGTGGACAGGAGCCACAGAATAAATAGTTAACGCTTTAAGGGAACAAGAAAACGTCCGAGGGAGATTCGGACGTTTCTCTTTGCATAATGATGCCTCAATCTAGATCAGTTATATCTTCAATAAGGTAATGATCCTTATCTTTGACAAGATTGAATTGTACCTTTACTATAATTTGTTGTTTATTTTTGAAATTAGAGGAATCGTATCCAATACCTGTTATCAGAACGCTTGTATTTGTTTCACTTTTCTTTTGGAGGTCTACTTTTAGGTCTTCCAAAATCCCTTGTAAGCTTGTTGTGAATCGTTCTGTCTCAATGCACTCATAAGTGCCATCATCTTTCTTTTTAAAATAAAAAGCAAAGATTTCTTCTGCTTTAGTAGGAGTAAAATATTTTGTTAATGTTGAAACAATGACATCTTTCGAATTGCCATCAATGAACTGCTTTGATCTTGTTAACCATAAAAATTCGCTTGTCCATGTTTGCAATTTTTCAAACCAAATCCACTTAGGTATATCTCCTTTACTGGTAAGGACTTCATCACTCAGTACCTCAGGAGCAGATTTTTCTACAAGAGATGCTATGAGAGTTATGTTTTCTTTTGTTAGTAAATCATTCCGTATACTACTTGTAGTTTCAACTTTACTTGGAGAACACGCTGAAATTGAAGTGGTAGCAATTATGGAAATCAGTAAGAAAAGAAAAACTTTTTTCATCACCAAACCCTCCATTCTGTATTCAATTTTTTATTTTAAAAGCAAGAACCCCCTTATTATAAAGGGGGCACAAGGCATTTGTCAATTTATTCCAAAGGTATTCCTAATTCAGTACGTTGCTCAGGTGTCATTGCACGAATTTCTTCAAGGCTATAAAAAATGGAGTCTTCATTCGTTAGCTCTGGAGGTAGCATGTCTGTCTCAATACTATCTATATCGAATTCTTGTATCTTTGTAGTAAAGGTTTTAATCTTAGGGAAATATGGCAATGGATCAAAAGGTACGTTTCCAAAATCATATTTTGTACCATTTCTTGTTTCAAAGTGTAAGTGAACACCATCGGCGCCACCTGTTTCTCCCATTTCCCCGATCTGTTCTCCTTCAGAAACTTTCTCATCATCCGAAACCAAGGGTTCTTTATTTAGATGAGCATACCAAGTTTGCACATTTTTTTTATCGACAGTATGGTTAATTACCACCAAATAACCATAACTACTCTTTTTACCTTTCTTGCTTTCATGGTATCCAGAAAAAGCAACTTTACCACCAAAAGCTGAAACTATAGAATCTCCAGCCTTCCCTGCTTTCTTAGCTCCAATATCTAGTCCCTTATGACCATTTCCGTACTTTTGTGTCACTCTAGTAGAGTCGGGAACAGGCCATGTTGCGGCTAATGCTGTAGTGGATGAGGTTAGAATTGCTATTGCAGTCAGTAGTGCGAATCCTTTTTTCATCATTTATCACCTTTCTACTTTTCGATATAGAATTGCTCAAACAATTCTTTTGAAAATTAATTAAATATTTACATTGTATCCTTATGAAAATGATGTAAATATTTACAATTGTAAGGTTAGTTCATCGCTTTTTTTCTAGCAAAATCTTTTTAGCTTTATCTTTAAGATCAAGTCGGCGTTCAGACCATTCTTGTTTTAATTCTTGTTTTCGTAATATTTCCTCTGGCTCTATCAATTTCAATTTCTTGATAAGAGTCACCCCATACCAACATAATGGACATTCTAATTGTCTTAAAGGAATAGCTGAAACACGGCTGTTTTCTTTTCAAAAGGTTTATTCCGTACAGCTTATTCTCATATCCGACAACTACTTTTCTAATAAAAAAAATTTTTTCCCTTTAAACGCAAGGGCATGATAAACTTGAATGGAGCATTTTTTAAATGCTTGGAGTGTCGGGGTGTTCCTAAGCTTTCGTCGGGCCTATGGGAACATCCCGTTTTTATTTCCCTCTTAACTTCCTTCTCTGGACATTTATTGTCCCATACTAGCATGTGCCAACTCCTTTCTATGAGTATTCCTTATTTGCTACCCTCCCTTCTCTGGCAACCACAAAAATGATAAAAATAACGTATTTTTCTATATTTTTCATGTGTTGCCATTTGTTGACTTAATTATATATCAGTAGGAACAAATTTTCCTAATAGAAATTTGTGTTAATTAATTAAGTCTTTTTGTTTGATTCTCTTATTTTCTCTTAAAAATTAAATCTGGTAATTTTAGTGAAACTATTATCGTGATAAATAATAAGATGCATCGTGTCCAGAAGGACAAGTCTGGAATCATGTTAATCGAATAAAAGGATAAAAATAGTAGAACTACTGTTAATAAAGTGTTTTTTATAGTGATCATAAAGTAGATTCTCCTCCTAATTCATTCCAAAAAAAAAGAGAGGATGCCCTCTCTAATTACCAACCTTCACCTACGCTTTTTGAAGAAGCTGTTGTTTCCAATTCCTTAACCTCAAAATTCGTTTCTGTAAAGCCGTACAAGGAAAGAATCGCTAGTAAGAAAATTATTCCTCGCTTCATGTAAATCACCGTCCCTTTCTGTCATGACATCGACAAATTTGTCTTTTTGTTCTGGTGTTGCAAGATAATCATATTCATAATACTTCAAAATAATGCTACGGACTCTTTCTACATTTTTAAACATGATAGCTAGGTCTAGAGCTTCAAAGATGTATTCAAACCCTTTATTGCTATCCTCAATTATAAAATAATATGAGGCTAATGCTTGATAAAGTTTTAGCTTATGTCTTTTGGTAGGAATGCTTGTTTGACAAGCAATTTTTTTGATTTGTTCTTCAAAGGTACAGATCAGTTTTTGAATGCTTTCTATATCTTTATTCTGTAAATATGTTTCAACAGCAACTGGCAATAACATAAATATTTCAACATCAGTAGCTAAACTAGCAAAGTTGTCAATGTATTCGACATGGCCCATTTCTATTGAAAATAATAATTCGTTTAATTTTGAAATTTGCTGATAGCCTTCATAGTTAGCATATTCTTTAGTTATAAGCAATGCTTTATTATAATCTTTCATTTCTCGATAACTAAAGGATTCATATAGTAAGGCTTCCGCTATGAATTTGTTATCGTTTAATGTGATAGCCAATTCCTTCAATTCTGCTGCATACTTTAATAATTCCCCCCATTTTTCTACGGCATTATAAAAAGTTAATATTTTATAATACGCTTCTAGTTTATATTCTTCTGGAAGTATAGGAAAGTATTCTAAAAATTGGTAAAGAGTTTGATACCCAGAGACAGTAAGGTCTATATCTCTAGCTATTACAAATCGTTTAAAATAAGAAATGGCTGCTCGTTCATTACGAGTTGTACTGTTCGCGGTCACGATATCATACAAGGGCAGACTGTAGTTTCTTTGATCGGATGAAAAAATATGCTCTGCCATCTTAAAGGTGTTATCAAGAAGCCTTCTTCTATCTGTATCATCTTTGATCAATTCTATGATCCTCTTTGTAATGTCATATCGTTCTACGTTGATACAACTTGTGAAAAAATCAGCAGTTTTAACAGGTGACAATTTTCCTGATTCGTTAAAGCATTCCCCAATAAAATACTCATAGAAGGTGTCTTTCGGTAATCCTAAAGCTTCTGTAATAGCGTCTAATTGAGGTAATGTCAATCCCCGTTTGTTGTTCATTATTTGACTCAAAGTAACTGAATCAATTCCGGTGGCGAGAATCAAATCTTTTTGTTTCCATTCTTTTTTATCAAGTGCATCTTGCAAATGCTGACGTAGTTCTATTTGTGCCTCTTGATAACTGTATTCCAAAGCTTGCATTTACCTATCCCCCTTATTGGTCTTGGAAATATAAGGAAAAACGTAACTTCCCATATGATACTGTAATTAGATAATATTGTAAACTATAATGAAAGGAAATAAATGATTTTTTTAGAAATATTAAGTACCTATAGGTTCTCAAATATTGTAGGAGAGAGTAGAAAATCTACTCATCAATGCCTATTGTTCCCGTTCCCATTCGTAGAGGTCTTCCATGCGGAAGTTTGGCATGTACGCCTGAATGATGCAAGTAATGGTATACATAGCTTCTGGAGACATCGGTTTTGTATTGGTAGCATAATGCGATATCATTCTGGCTGAATAACCTGTTCGCCTCGCTAACTCAGCTTGTTTCATACCAATAAAGTTCAGGACGGGCTGTAATAGGCATTTCCCACGTAGGTAAGATACCATTACATTCATTCCCTATAGGTTAATATTTGATTTATCAGAGGCAAAATTATTTCCTAAAACCAGAACATACATTCCCGTTTTTATGTTATAATAGTTTTAACAACATTTAACAACTATGAAGAGAATTTAAAAGTAATAGGATGGGGGATTGATCAATGGTACGTGATCGCGTAATTGTAGATATAGACAAATTAGCAAATGTAATAAAGATCAATTTACGAAATGTAATAGATGTTACACCTAATATTATTCGTAATCGCGTTCAACACGAAGAAAGGCAATTAACTTTTTCCATTCCTTCTCGGTCAACTCCCGACCATCCACAACTACTTTGAACTGTTTTCTTAATTCTTCATCGGATAGATCAATATTTTTTAGAAACTCTTTTTCGTTTTTATACGAATCAGGGTTTTCTTTTTTTTGCAGTTTTTCATCATCAGAAGGAGCGTAGTCATATAAGTTAACATCAGTTTTACATAATAAATAATCTGTAGTGACATTAAACAACTCAGCTAGTTTTGCTACAACTTCACTAGGAACATTGGTAATTTTTTCACGTTCATAATTTGAGATATTAGCTCTATTCATATTGAGAAGTTTTGCTAGGTCATCTTGTGAAAATCCTCTTTTTTTTCTTAACTCGGCAAGTCTTTTTCCGAATGTCATACTGGAATTCATCTCCTATATTACGATGAGTAATTTTTAATTTCGAAATTCACACTTGCGCAATTTTGAATTACATGTTATCTTAATCTACGAAAGGAGGTGAACCCATGAAAGGTTCAACAAAGAAGCCTGTTAGAAAACCTCGATTACGTTTTAAAGAATTGAGAGAATCTAAAGGCACTCAGTTAAAGGTTGCGCAAGATATGGGAGTTACTGAGACAACTGTGAGATATTTAGAGAATGGTTACATTAATCCTAGTGTAACTACGTTATTTGGTTTTGCTCATTACTTTGGAACAGATGTTTATGATCTTTGGCCTGACTTAGCATTTCAAGGTGTAGAAGTTTAAGAAAGATAATTGTTCTGTTGAGATTAGTATATTACGTAATTCATAATTACGCAACTGGCATTTTACAATTTGTGCAAATGTTTCTTTGTTATGCCCATAGAGTAATTAATAATTACTTTCGTAGAGGAATTACAAATTACTATTGCCATCCAATCATCAATTCATACTTAAAAATAAAAGCGAGGAGATTTCAAATGAAACAACTACAGGTGATTAATCAAAATGGACAACTATTAGCGGACAGCCGAGAAGTGGCTGAAATGGTAGGGAAACGGCACGATCATTTGATTAGAGATATTGAGGGGTATGTAGCTGTTTTGGATCAAAACCCAAATTTGGGGACTGACCATTTTTTCTTTGAAAGTAGCTACACATCTGGAACAGGGAAACGATACAAATGCTATCTACTAACCCGCAAAGGTTGCGACATGGTAGCTAATAAAATGACTGGCGAAAAAGGTGTTCTATTTACTGCCGAGTATGTTACTCGATTCGAAGAAATGGAAAAACAGCTAAGTGGCAACAACTTTACTGGATTGAGTAAGGAGTTACAAGCAATCTTCTTTCTGGATAAAAAAACGCAGGAGATTGAAAGTCGTGTAACACATTTAGAACAAACGTCAACGATTGATTACGGGCAACAACTAGAGATTAGTAATTCATGCAGAAGTCGAGTTATGCACATTACTAGCGGTCGCGAGAGCAATGCATATAAAGATATAAACCTACGTTCTAAAGTTTTCAAAGCTATATGGAGAGATTACAAGAATTATTTCAAGGTTGATTCTTACCGCAATACTTCTCCATTGGATTATCAAAAGGCCCGTGAATATATTCAGACATGGAAACCGGATGGGAAGCTGTTACGCGAGATTGACGAAGCTAACAACCAATTAAGTTTTGTATAGGAAGGAGAAAAGTAAATTGACACTTTTAAAATTGGCTGAGATTTGGGGAAAGAAGCCTTTGCAACAGGCTATCATTCTACGAAACGCACAACGAGAGGAGAAAAACCGTGGAAATTAAGTTTATATCTATTAAACTGCACAATTTTAAAAGTCACCGTGATCTTGTCGTAGAGTTTGGCGACCTTACCAAGATCACAGGTGACAACGCAAGAGGGAAATCTAGTATTTTAGAATCCATCTCATGGACATTGTACGGTACAGATACGTTAGGTAGCAAGACCGATCCAACACCTACCAATTATGAATACGACCATATATACACAGAATTTTTACTATCTGTTGATAACAAGCAGATTTTACTTGGTCGCTCGATTGAAAAAGGCAAGAGCAAACTGTATGTAAATGAAGTCCCGACAAAATCCACAGAGTTTGACGAACTGGTCAAGTCTCTATTTGATAAAGATTTATTCTTAGCTCTATTTAATCCGGTCTACTTCTCTTCTCTACATTGGGAGAAACAGCGTAGTATGTTGCTTCAATACGTTACACCACCACTAAACAAAGAAGTATTTGCACAACTACCAGAAACACAAGCAAAAAAGCTGTCTGAGCAATTGAAAAAACACACATTATCAGATTTAGAAAAGATTCATCGGGACAATAAAAACAAGATGGACAAGGCTCTTATAGCGGAAGCAAGTCGTACTAGAACTTTGCAAAATCAACTCAAACATGTATCTCAACTTGATATCAATGTGGAAGAAACGAAATCAGAAATTGAAAAGCTCACAAATCAGATCAAAGAGATAGAAGCTACCACGTTTTCAGCAAGTGAAAACAATCAACGATACAGTTCTTTACATGCTCAAATCCAGTCCCTACAAGAACAAGTTAGTTCCTCAGCTTCAAAGTGGCCCTCATTACGTGACGAGGCTATTGAGGACACATGCAGAACATGCAAGCGGCTATTAGATGCGGATTCAATTGAAGTAGTAAAGACAGACAAAGCAGAGCGAGAAGAACAGTACAAAGTTAATCACAAGTTGTTGGTGACAAAAAGAAACGAACTTCAATCTCAACTTGGGCATTTTGAATTTATTGATGTGTCGGAACAACTCGAAAAAATTCGGGAGCTAGAAAAAAAACAAAAATCATTACTTGCTAACATTGCGGTACAAGATCAAAGAGAACTGCTACTAGACCAGATTAAACAGGCTGAGAGTGCGGAAATTGAAACTCGTGAAAGTCGAAATGAATCCATCCTAGTGTTGGATGCAATCAAGGCCTATGAAGCTAAAGCCGCAGAGTTACAAGCAATGAAAGTGCAAGACCTATTTACTACCCTATCCGTTCGCTTGTTTAAACAGAACAAAGGTGACGGTGAATATAAACCAGATTTTGAAATTGAAATGGACGATAAACCATATCGAAAGCTTTCCCTCTCTGAAACCATCCGAGCAGGTTTGGAATTGCGAGACGTTTTGAGTAAACAGTCAGGAATTATTGCCCCTTGCTTTGTGGATAATTCAGAATCTATCACTCGCTTTACTAGACCTTTAGGACAGTTAATTACATCCAGAGTGGTAGCAGATCAAGAATTGATAATCGAGACGGAGGGCAAATAAATTGACTACTCAACTACAAGAAGCAAATACAAACGTAGTTATCGGCAATTTCACGCAAAGGGAACTAGATACACTCAAAGCGACTGTTGCGAAAGGAACAACTAATGAACAATTCTCCTTGTTCGTTCAAACGTGCGTAAGTTCTGGATTAAACCCTTTTCTTAATCAAATATATTGCATCGTTTATAGAGGGCGTGACGGGGCAGTAATGAGTATGCAAATTGCTGTTGAGGGTATTGTTTCCCTAGCTAAAAGAAACCCACATTACAAGGGCTTTATAGCTTCTGAGGTTAAAGAACAAGATGAGTTTGAAATTAACGTAGCGGCAGGAGAAGTAACACACAAAATCACAGCCATGCAACGTGGTAAAACGATCGGGGCCTATTGCGTAGCTTACCGTGAGGGGGCGCCGAACGTTGCGGTTGTAATAACCATAGACCAAATCGAACATTTAATTAAAGGTCGCAATAAAGATATGTGGCGCGATTACTTTGACGACATGATCGTAAAGCATGCAATGAAACGAGCGTTCAAACGTCAATTCGGGATCGAAATTGCTGAAACTGAAAATGTTCCTTCTGAAACCTCTATCGAGAACATGCCCGAATATGAACCTACACAACGCGAAGTTGTGGTTGAGGTGAACGGTGAAGAAGTTAGAAATAAGAGTGAAAATGTACCTTCCTCTAATGCCGAAGATGAAGAAAGTCATATTAAGCGGATCAAGAAGGAATTAAAACATAAGTTTGAAGTGTTAGGTATTAGCGGAAAAGAAGAAATAAACGCATATATGCAACAGCATTGCCCAATCAAAGGAAATGCCCCTACTCTAGCAGAGCTAACGGGCCTACTAAAAATCATGGATAAGCACATTGCTGAAATGAACAGCAACGATGATGAACTGGAATAGGAGAAATCAATGAAAGTCAAAATCCTTGCATCCGGTTCAAATGGAAACTGCATAGCGATTCAATACGGTGATAAATGCATTCTTATTGATGCCGGAGTTGCCAAAACAAAGATAGAAAAGGCTCTACTAGAACAGGGCATCTACCCTACTAATGTACAAGCCATATTCATTACACACGCACATGGGGATCATGTAAAAGGTTTGCCATTTGCGAACAAGTACAAAATTCCAGTGTTCGCCACTTATGGCGAATGGAGAAGTATATCAAAAGTGGATATGGAGCTACAAAAACCAATAGAAACGATCTATGGGGCATACCAAGTAATTAATATACATGGGGCGAGTGTTTGCCCCTTCCCTACTCATCACGATGCATACGAGCCTGTAGGGTTCTCAATCATACATGACCAGATGAAAGTTAGTGTGTGCTTGGATACTGGCAAGGTGGATAAGGAAATGTTAGAAGCTATGAGAGATTCAGACATTTACATTATTGAGTCGAATCATGAACCAGAAATGGTTGAAGTAGGTCAATATCCTAGCAACGTAAAAGAACGTATCTTGTCAGACAATGGACATTTAAGCAACGAGCAAACAGCGAGGGCATTACAGCGATTAGTACAGGGGAATGGTGAACATATCTATCTGGTGCATTTATCTAGTAAAAATAATTTGCCGTCTCTAGCAGAGCTAACAGTAAAACAATTTTTGAAGCAAAAGGGCCTAGTAATAGGAGAACAATATAAAGTAGAGGTGATTTCATGAATAAGGTATTTCTTATTGGACGACTTACTAAAGACCCTGAGTTGAGATATACGTCCAATGGTGTTGCAGTAGCTACATTTACCCTAGCCATTGATCGGAATTTTACTGGTACTGATGGGCGGAAAGAAGCGGATTTCATTGGGATTGTGGCTTGGAAGCAACTAGCCGATCTATGCGCTAACTATCTGGCTAAAGGTAGACAATGCGCCATTGACGGACGAATACAGACTAGAAGCTATGACAACAAGGAAGGCAAGAGAGTTTATGTCACGGAGATTGTAGCAGAGCATGTGCAGTTTTTAGGGGGAAGCAAAGGCGAACAAGATAGACAGGGAACCGCAGCGCAACCAAGCGATCCATTTTATAGCCCAGGTCAGAAAGTTCAAATAAAAGATGAAGATTTACCGTTCTAATAAAAATTATGGGAGATGTTTATATATGAGAATTCCGATAGATTGTAGAGCATTACAAAGTGAAATCAATAGACTTTCTGACAAGGTAAAAACTCTTACACAGGAAAAAGAATTGCTACAAGGTGAGATTAACAACCTAACTCTTTCTAAAAAATTAAAATTGCCACGCGAGGTTGCAGAAGCGATTGAGCAGGAGTTCGGGAAAGCATCAAATGATAAAAAACAATGGGGATTTTTCAACATCGTTGTTTGCCGACCAATAAGCTTAAATCACAATGCACGGATCATAAAAAGTTATTTTCATCCTGATAAATATATCGACCTTGCAACTGCTCTAGTAGCAGGCTATACGATCGAAGAAACCAAGGAAGAACGGATAAAACGTGGGATACAAGCAATTTATAACCAATGGACTAGAGAACCATCTATCAATGATGAAGAAGACGGAAAGGACTTAGGTCAACGAGTCTATACTCTGGTAAAAAGGGAATTGAATCTATAAGTTGGTGGTTTAATGTCTACCCAATTAGAAGATGGTTTTACAAGAATTGCAAATAAAATACTTGAAGATATTAGTAAGATCAGTTTGAACGGCACTCAATTTAGAATTGTTCTCACGGTGTGGAGATTTACCTACGGCTTTCAGAGAAAGGAACACGAGTTATCAATAGCTTTCTTAGTGAAATCTACAGAAATTGCTAGGGGACAGATTGACCGTGAGCTTACCGCACTGATTGAACGCAAAATATTAACAGTCGTTCGAACTGGTCGAAGGGGGTCAAGAGTGATTATGTTTAACAAAAATCGTGAGGAATGGAATGACCGTCCTCCAATCCGAGGACTGTCCTCTAAAACGAGGACGGAACTGTCCGCTAATTCGAGGACACTACTGTCCTCTAAAACGAGGAACAAGAAAGAAAGTATTAAAGAAAAAGATAAAGATAATATGTCGTGTTATGAAGAAATCATTTCTTATCTTAACGAAAAAGCTGGTAAAAGATTTTCTCATAAATCACCTGCAAATAGAAAATTAATCAATGGCAGACTAGCTGAAGATCGTACAATTGATGATTTTAAATATGTGATTGATGTTAAGTGCAATCATTGGCTAGGTAATCCAGAAATGGAGGACTATTTACGACCAGCTACTTTGTTTGCCCAAAAGAACTTTGAAAACTATTTAAACCAGAAGGTAAAACAACAAGTCGTTAAACAAGACCCTCGAGACAAAGAAACGGATTTCCAAAGATGGGTACAAGGAGGTAATGATCCTGATGAATTTGATTGGTCATGATACTAATATCGACATGATGGCGGAACAAAGTGTACTGGGTGCTGTGCTGTTAAAGCAAAGTGTTTTAGATAAAATAACTTTCCTAGAACCCCGGGATTTTTCAATAGACAGCCACCAAAAACTATTTGAAGTTATGCGGTATATGGATTCAAACAGTATTCCAATTGATATCGTGACTGTCACAACTGAATATCTCAATTTAAATAGACTAGCAGACCCTAGCTTTGTAACGTATATCACAGAGCTTGCAGGGGCTTGCCCTACTGCTTCAAACGTAAAACACTACGCAAAGCTCCTTAAATCAAAATCGATCCGTAGAAGAGGTACAGAAGCATTGTATGAGGCTTCCAAACTTTCGGAAAAAAACTTTGAATCGGATGAAGAATACTACTCAGCAATAGAGGCGGCAGTTTCTAACCTTAGACCAAGTAATACAGGTAAGATGCAACATGTAAAAGATTTTCGAGATGAATATTTTGAGCATTTGAACAAGGAACCTGACTCTTTGAAAACTGGATTCATAGGATTTGATGATTGGGCAGGCGGTGTACGTAGAGGATGGTTGTACGTTCTTGCAGGTCGACCGTCCGCAGGTAAAACAGCTAAGTTGTTACAGATGTTGCAGAACATAGCGGAACAGAAAAAAGGTGCTGTTTTTCTTTGGTCGCAAGAAATGGGACGTACTCAAATTATGGACAGGCTAGTTTCAAGTACATGTGAAATTAACTTCAAACGTTTCATAAGCAAAAAGTTTGAACCGGGTGATATAGAGAAAATAAATCTAGCTTACAATTACCTAGAAAAACTACCAATTTACGTAGAAGATAGTTCGGGTGTAACGATCGACGAAGTGCATTCAATCGCTAAGAATTTTGTTAGAAAAGGCGGTAAGCTTGCGGCTGTTGCGGTTGATTACCTTCAAATCATGTCCATTCCTCAGAAAAATGGCGAACGTAGAGATCAAGCAATTGGACGTGTGACGACAACGGCAAAACGGATAGCAAGGGAGCTAGATTGTTGCTTTATCATGCTATCGCAAATGACAAGGGACTCTGAAAATGCCGCCAAGCCGCAACTATCGCATTTGAAAGAATCTAGCAGTATTGAGCAAGATGCTGACGTTGTAGAGTTCCTATGGCACGATTCAAATGATGTAGACACGGGCGGTAAGGTCATACAGTCATTCATCGCAAAAGGACGGGATACGGGCATAAACGACTTTAGACTCTTGTTCAAAGGATGGATTCAGCGGTTCTCATGGCTTCCTAACTTAACAGGGGGCGGAAATCATGGAAAGAAAAATAAAAAATGATGAGCAGTTTATGAAATCAGTAGAATGGCTAGTAGAAAAAGCGTATCAAATAGAACACCCCCTAATGGATGAGAAGACAAAAGTCGAGCTGATTGCCAAGTACGACTATGTAAGTGAGAGGGTTATCGAATATCGGAAACGCGACCTAGATAAGCTGCTTTATCCAACAGAGAAAGTACAGAAAGTGAATTTATCCGATTGGTTAAATGAATAGGAGGAATAACGTGTCTGTAAGTTCCAAAAAGGCCCATAAACCTAGAAAAAATCATCCGTGGCGAAATGATTTAATGATTCACAAAAAAGTAAGTGACTTTGTTACTCTTTCAAATTCAGTTGGCAGAACGAATATAAATGCTATAGGTGGCGGTAGACCATCTTATATGAAATAAGAGATAGCCACTAATAAGGGCGTAGCTAAAAAAAATGTTCAATAATATTTGAACTATAATACAAAATATAGGAGATAAGATAATGAGATTTGTTGGAATTGACCCATCAACAAAGACCGGATTAGTTGCTTTAGATGAGCAAGGAAAAGTATTACGAGCCAAGGAGATTACTGGGGCTGGAAGTAAAGACCCTTACCGTATGCGTACCATGATTGAAGATGTAATGTGCCACATTCACCCGTGCGACTTGATCTGCATAGAGGGATTCGGGTACGCCTCACAGCAAGCCGTACAGAACGGTGGGATTGGTTGGGGAATCCGAATGGCACTTGATAAACATGGAATTGACTATAAAGACGTAGCTCCTAATACCGTCAAAAGTTTTGTCGGCGTTACGGGATGGACTGGAGAAAAAGGCAGTAAAGTCCGTTTGCAAGGTAAGGCAAAAAAAGATGCGGTTGCTGTAGCTGTCGAGGAAATGTTCGGATATAGTCATGCAAGTGATAACGTCATTGACGCTTATGTATTAGCCAGAATTGCCCTTCATCAATATCGGGAGTCCGTAAGAAAGTACAACCTACGCCTTTTAAATAAAAAATATACCAACTAAGGAGAGAACAATATATGAAAACATTAGTTAAAGCTACATTCCTTGATTTTAATGCAGGTTCAAAAAAGGACATTTTGAAATTTGAGATTAAAGGCGATCTTACAGATGCACAAATTGTCAATTTGCATAAATTAAAAGGCAATATTGTGTTCCTGAATATTTCAAGCGACCAGCTCGATATTTACGATTACGACAGTGAATCAAACGTACATGAAGGCATTTGGTACAACGTAGAATCAGGCGGAAATGTTGAGGTAACAGAAGATCAATTGACCATTGAAGACGTTCCTACTCCAGTAGATGAGTTTAACAAGGCAAAAGAAGCTCATGACAATGAAGAAAAGGAACCGCTAGAAGAGACGGAACAAGAAGAATCTAACGTAGATTCTACAAATAATGAAAATGACGATGATTTACCATTCTAAATTGTTCATGGCCCCTGCTACTAACAGGGGCAAAATCTTTCAATCCAGGTATTAAGGGGAGATACGATGCAGATGAGCTTTTTTGCAGAAATAGACCAGAAAGAAACTCATAGGGCTGTAGAGTCTGCATTTGAACAATATCGGTTAAATAAATATTTGATGTTTGAAGAGCGAGAAGCAAGTACAACAGCGGGATATACAGAAAGGTTTCATGGGCCAACGAATGTAACCAGCGATCAAACTGCTTCTATAGCAATACACAATGTTGATACTCTGAACGCAAGAAAGGCTTATTGTAGTTTAGTGGAACGTGCAGTAAATAACTTGCCACGTAAGGAACGTTATTTAATAGAAGAAAGGTACATGTGTAGAGAAGCAGAGTATATCACTGACTACAATGTATATAATTTTAAGTTTGATCCACCCATTAGTAAGGACACCTACAGAAAAATTCGAAAGAAAGCATTTCGCAAACTAGCTATGGTATTAAATATCCAAGTCGAAAAAAGTTCTTCATTATAACGGTTAAGTCTAGAAGGCGATTTGAATAAAATATACAACTAGAAAAAAGGGGGAGTTAGATGCATTCTGTTAAGTCAGAAAATCCAGCAGTTTTAAAAGACATTAGAGAACGGGTTACGCTATGGATTGATGGTAAACATGGCAGAATTGGCATTATAGCCCCTAAAGAAAAACCAACACGCAAAGAATGGATTGAACTACATAGGGAAATAGCAAGCATAATAGTTCAATCAGCCAAGAGAAAAAATGAGGCCTCCGAATAGGGGCCTCTTCTTTTTTGTTCAGTATATTTATATCGCAAGAAATGCATGACTATAGGATTTTTATTTTAGGTGTATGAGATAATAACGGATGAGCTTATAATTGCTCATACAAACGAAACGGAATACAAAACCTTTATCGGAAATAAAAAGAATGAAGCATTACAGTCTAGAATGATTGTCATGCCAGTTCCTTACAATCTGCGGGTAGCAGAAGAAGAAAAGATTTATGATAAATTAATTAAGCAATCTGATTTAGGCCATGTTCATATTGCTCCACATGCGCTATATACGGCGGCCATTTTTTCTATTTTAACCCGTTTAAAAGAGTCCAAGAAACAAGGCGCTGATCTATTAAAGAAATTACGTTTGTATAATGGTGAATCGGTTGAAGGCTTCAAAGGCTCTGACATCGAGGAATTACGTAATGAGCATGTGGATGAGGGAATGTCTGGAATTGATCCTCGTTATGTCATAAACCGGATTTCCAGTGCACTCATTCGTCGTGATACTGAGTCTATTAATGCCTTGGATATTTTGCGGGCATTAAAAGAAGGGCTCGATCAGCATGCTTCCATTAGCAAGGAACAGCGAGAGCGTTACTTAAATTTCATCTCTATCGCACGTAAAGAGTACGATGAGATTGCGAAAAAAGAAGTTCAGAAGGCTTTTGTGTACAGCTATGAGGAATCAGCTAAAACCATGATGGATAATTATCTGGATAATGTTGAGGCGTATTGCAACTCTAACCGCTTACGTGATCCAGTAACAGGTGAAGAATTGGAACCAGATGAACGTCTCATGCGGTCTATTGAAGAGCAGATTGGTATTTCCGAAAATGCCAAACGTGCATTCCGTGAAGAGATTCTTATTCGAATATCAGCTTATGCGCGTAAAGGTAAACGTTTTGACTACAACACGCATGATCGTCTGCGGGAAGCGATTGAGAAAAAATTATTTGCAGATTTAAAAGATGTGGTTAAAATAACAACCTCCACGAAAACACCAGATGAGCATCAATTGAAGAAAGTGAATGAAGTGACACGTCGTTTGGTTGAAGAACACGGATATACGCCAATTTCAGCAAATGAACTGCTGCGTTATGTGGGTAGTTTGCTGAATCGATAGGAGGGGGAATGATGAACGACTCCTCGTTTATCGTCTCCAAAGAAGACTGGTCTCTGCATCGCAAAGGTCATCAGGACCAGAGCAGACATCAGGAAAAGGTAAAAGAGGCGATCAAGAAAAACCTGTCTGATTTAGTAAGTGAAGAAAACATCATTATGTCTAATGGGCGAGAAATTATTAAAATACCAATCAGATCGCTGGATGAGTATCGCTTCCGTTACAATTTTAATAAAGGCCAGCATACAGGCCAAGGTCAAGGGAATTCCAAGATAGGAGATGTGGTAGCTAAAGACGGTGAACCGGCTGATGCTACTGCGGGCCAAGGTCAAGGAGCTGGCGATCAACCTGGTAACGATTATTATGAAGCGGAGATTACAGTAGAAGAGTTGCAGGAAATGCTGTTTGCTGAGTTGGAGTTGCCTAATCTCCAAACGAAAGACGAACAGAAAATTACCATAGAAGATATTCAGTTTAATGATGTTCGGAAAAAAGGTTTAATGGGTAACATTGATAAAAAGCGTACCTTGATGTCTGCAATTCGCCGAAATGCACTAGCTGGGTATGACGATCTGGAGCTAGGTATCTCTATGGATGACTTGCGATTTAAAACATGGGAAGAGATTGTGAAGCCACATTCCAATGCCGTAATTTTGGCAATGATGGATACGAGTGGATCTATGGGAGTTTTTGAAAAATACGTAGCCCGCAGCTTTTTCTTTTGGATGCTTCGCTTTTTGCGTACCAAGTATGAAAAGGTGGAGATCGCCTTCATCGCGCATCATACGGAAGCGAAGGAAGTGACGGAGGATGCGTTCTTTTCTAAAGGAGAGAGCGGCGGAACCATCTGCTCATCTGCCTATCGAAAAGCTTTGGAAATTATCGACGCACGATATCCGGTAAGCCAATACAATATTTATCCGTTTCATTTTTCCGATGGGGATAACCTGACTTCGGATAATGAACGGTGCGTGAAATTGGTGAAAGAATTGATGGAGAGGTCTAATATGTTTGGGTATGGTGAAGTGAATCAGTATAACTCACTGTTGTATACACAAAACGGTTCCACTATGTAGGGAACCGTAAGATAATTTCAATTTCAAATTGCTCTGGTTTCTTCCACTCTTTCTTGCGAATATAGATTACCTTCTCAATAATGGTTTTGAGGAGGTTATTTTTTTGCTCTGGATCATCTAAGGATTTGTAAGCTTGAATAACCTTGTGAATTTTAGGGATAACCTGAGCTTGCATTTTAAGTCGGCTTTTCAATTGATTGATTTCGTTCTGAGACTTTTCTATTTCTGCCTCAAGTTGTTTTATCTTATCAGAGATGGTTTTATGTCGTTGTAAGAATAACTCTTCTGTATAAATTTTTCTTTCTAACATTTCGAATGTTGTTTCTCTCATACTGTGTTGCTCTTTCAATTCGGTAGTAGCTTTTTGAATATAATTAGTTAGTGCTGACATACGTTCTTCATTCTTATCTTTTCGTTTATTACGACTACTCAGTTCTGTTTGTGTCATTTCTTTTTGTTCCACTAACTCTTCTAAGCCAGCTATGATTTTTTCTTCAACCAAGTAAGTTACAATACCTTTCTGTATTGTCTTACATGCAACATTGGTACATCTTATTTGGGGATTAGGTCTTTCAGGATTAACAAGCTGTGCTAATGTGCGCCCGCATACTCCACATCTTGCGATACCAGCAAGAGGATTAGATACAGATGAGCCTTCTTTTCTAGAGACTCGAAAACGCCCTGTGTGAGCTTCATTAGCTTTAATAAATAATTCCTGACTAACTATTGGTTCATGCGCATTGTCATGTCTAGTCCATAATTCTGGGGGGAGTCTTTTAGTGACTCTTTTTCCGTTACGTTTCGTATGTTTCTTCCTGCCCCATACAATGTGACCGATATAGACTTCATTTTTAACTAAATAACTTATGGTAGAGTGTTCCCAGATATCTCTTTTCGAGGGAGCCTTATACCCTGCCTGCATAAGATACTCTATGACTTTAAAACGTCCATATCCTTCAGCCAGTAGCTCGAAGATTTTTTTAACAACTGGAGCTTCTTCGGGATGAGGATAGAGCTTTAGGTTTTCGTCTCTTAAATATCCATAAGGGGGGGTTTTAGCGATATGTCGACCATCTTTTACTGCACGCCGCCGACCACCTTGCAAACGCTTATTAATCTGTTTTAACTCTTCACGAGCGATGATAGACTTCACACCAAACAATAGTTCTGCACCTTCGGCGTTGCAGTCGATCACTTCTGAGGGGGTAATAATCAGTGTTTCAGAATATTTAAAAGCTCTGAATATCGTTCCTGCATCGATCATATCTCCACGCCCAAGACGATCTAAGTCCATCACTATTACGCCATCGCATTCTCCATCTTCAACGTTACGCAGCATCTCTTGTGCTTCTGGTCTTTCCGATAGAAACTCACCTGATACAATTTCCTCAAAGATTTTTATAACATTATGCTGCTCTCTTCGTACAAGCTCCATTAGCTCACGTTTGTGCTTATCAAGAGTATCGAAGGGGATGCCAGTTTCAAGGGCCTTTTTTTCTTCTTCGATGTCTTTTCGGCTTTTGCGTAGATGGATAATCACGTCAAGGTTTGTAGGTCTACTCATCAAATCACCTCACCATCGATTATACACAAGTTTTGAAATGTACACATTGTGGGTTGAACGAAAGTAGAGAATAGTAAAATTTTTCATGTTATAATAACCAAGTACAATAGAATCGGCTCTCTCAATGGCGATCCTGGCTCATCCCCATGTCACAAATAGCAAGGGGGTGACGCTCATGTCCGTATATGAAGCTCTTATGGTAATGTTTGCTTTCGGAACATTTATCATTGCTTTAATTGGACTATTTGTCAAAATGACAAAAAAGTAAGATCGCCATTGAGCCGTGGAAAGCTAGACGATCTTACTCCGTGATTTGAGCCAATCCCATTGAGGGATGGTCTATTGTACAAACCGTAGGTGCTCTAACACCTGCGGTCTTTTTTATTATATGCGCTTGTACTTCTATAATACCATATTATAGGCATTCTGAAACAATATAAATGATTAGAGGAGGTAAAAAATTAATGTTTTATGTGTAGAAAGAAAAGAGAATGAAGAGTAAAATGTTAATGAAGTGAAAAAAAGATACTGAACGAAAGGAGAAAAGTTATAAGAGAGATTTTACTACTGATAGATTGAGGTAATATGAATGGACACTTTCATGTACATAATTTTAGGTAGCATCGATATTCTGGCGATATTAGTCCTGGCGTTCAAGATATTTCGCTTCCCTCTGGCGTGGAAAAAAGAGTTTTTAATCATATCAATCACAGCATCATTAATATCATACTTGAATAGGGTAATACTTGATATTCCAAATGTTGACAGTTGGTTGCAATATTCGATAATTATTTTGTTTTTCAGATATATGTTAAAGGTGAAGTTATTTGACAGTATAGTAGTAGCAACTGTAGGATATTTAGGCTTTAACATCGTACAATACAGTACATACGTAGTTATGCTCTGGACAGGGATAGTATCGTTTGCTGATGGACAAGCACTAACAAACTTGGGTACTTACCTAATACAGTTAACAACTCATCTATTTATGTTTGGTGTAGCCTGGTTAATCTACAGATACAATCATGGATTTTCATTTATTATGGTCCCGCCACATGATGTCCATATAAAGATTAAAATGACACCTTTAAAATATCTAATAATGACAATGGTGTTTCTATCATCAACAACAATTTTAGTTGTAACAAATTGGATGCTTGCATTCAATGGAAACCCAACTTGGTTAGTGCCTGTTTTCATAATCTATTTAATTATCCTTATCAAGTTATTGGAGAAAAAGGAAATGACCAATGATTGAAAAACTATCCTATTCTCTTGCGGTTAAGATTCACGATGCCAATCCCGATAAAAAAGAGAGTGTGGATGTCTTGTCTTATTCATTGTCCATTACCCTTAATTATTTACTAGTATTATTTTTTTCTTTATTGATCGGTTACTTAACAAATGAATTTGTTGACACAATTATTTCAATGGTGAGTTTTATTGCTCTACGTATTTTTTCAAAGGGGTATCATGCAAAATCATTAACTACATGCTTTATTTTGACAACAGCGATCATAGCATTGATTCCTCATGTTCCAATGCAAGATTATCTGAGTGTTACTAATATAGTAAACGTTTTTCTGGTGCTATTTCTCGCGCCAAATGGTAGATTCGAGGAAGAAGTAATCCCTCAAAAAAGAGTTTATTTACTAAAAGGAATTTCATTGATTATAGTCCTATCCAACTTTATTATCTCGTCGCATATTGTGGCTCTATCTTTTTTTGCGCAATCATTATTATTACTACCTAAAAGGAGGTGAGGACAATGAATAAACAGTTCGCGAAAACAATTTCAAAGGGATTAGGTACTTTGGGTAAGGTTTATACAAAGCTTGCCAAAGTTACAATCGGTAGCCCGGTTGTACCTAAAGAATTAAGAAAGTAAGAGTAGAGCTATGGGGAATTCGCCAAAGTTTTTTGGAATAACGCCGTCGGGGAATAGAAGCGATAGATCAGCGTATGTAGAACTCTCAATAGATGACTTTAATTTCGTTAATCGGTATAACGATACAACCATTGCATACAATACGAATAAAGGGTTATTCTTACCTGTGAACTCGTTGGAAGGTATGTTCATTTGTCTTGAAAAATACGGATTCACAAACTTAGACTCAACGAATGTCACAAATCTTAAAAATATAGAAAGTATAGATGTTAGTCCATATGGGATCGGCGTCCACTTTCCAAACGGAATGCATACAACTGCATCTCGGATCAAGTATAAACAATTTTTAAAAGACTTACCGAAAAGGCCACCTAAATAAGGTGGTTTTTTTGTGTCTTTTATTCAATGTTTTAAGTGGGGTATTATACATCAGGATAATGCAAAAGTAAAGTTAAATTGACCTAGGGGTCTATTGACACTTAACAATCGCAAGATTCGACAAAAAACTAACTTTTTAGATGGTACATTTTTTAAAGAAATAAAAATTCATTCATTATCACTTTAAATAAATTAAAATTACGAATCATTACTCAGCGTTCTATCTGTAAGAGCAAGAATGTAGCGATTTTATTTTCCGCTGGAGGTGCGTGTTATGGATAAAACCAAAAAAGTAAATATACCTTTTACTACAAAAGATGTTGAAATACTTAAGGATATTCTTACGAATAAAAAGCAGTTAGCAAAAACGTATAAAGAAAAACTAAAAGCCATCCTTTCATCTTAAAAAGGATGGCTTTCTAATTATCTATCTCTGATTTAAAGGCTTCTAGAAGCTCTTTTACTAAATGCTTTTTGTTTGGAGGTAGGTTACGGATTAGATTGATAATATTTTTGTCTTCTTCAGAAAGAGTCGGGTCATTAATGGTAGAGATAAATGGATCAGTTATATCTGTACTGCATTTTTCATTAGTTCTTCCTAATAAGTAGTCAACAGAAACATTAAAGAAATCAGCTATTTTTTCTAATCGTTCATGCCTTGGCAAACTTTGATCTGATGATTCTAATCTTCTGATTGTAGACTCGGGTATGTCTAAAGCTCTAGCTAATTCTTCTTGTGTTATCATTTTTTCTGCTCTTAATTCTTTTAAACGTTTTTTAAAAATCATAGATATCACGCTCATTTCTTGACTTGATTATACACAAAAACGCTCATTTAATAAACGTTCAATAATTGAACAAAAAGATGTTGACATGCTCATAATTTGAACGTATACTAGCATTATAAAGTTCATTAAACGAGCTAAAGGAGGTTGAACATGAAAAAACTTATACCCTTAGAAAATTTAATTAAAACGCGTCTAGGTTTAAAGTTGACGCAAGGTGAGTTAGCTAAAAGAGCTGATTTATCTAGAGCAATGCTATCTAACATAGAACGAGGATATGCACTGCCATCCCTACCTGTTGCTTACCGTATTTCAAAAGTATTAAAAAAACCAATTGAATATATTTTTTTTAATGAAAACGCTCGAAATATGAGCGGAAAACGATCAGCATAAGAGTGATTACATGGACGAGCAGAACAAGGAGAGATGAGCCGCCAGTAAGACGGCTATTGATTAGTTAAAACACGCTTAATCAGCTTAATATCCGTTTCAAGAGCTTCAATTTTACTAGTAGCCTCGTTTAAATTAGCTTCTTGCTCAGTGTTGTGAGCAACTTGTGTATAGATGGTATCAAGTTTTTGTTTAATCTCGTTTACATCATCTTTGGTAGCCATTGTTGACTTAATGATTGTGAGTTCTTCAAGGATTTGTTTAAGAAGCTTTTCATTCATTAGAATTCACCCTTCCCAAAATGGTTTGGAGCATATCAGTAACTTTCTTCCGTTCCTCTGGAGTTAGCTTCTTTGCTGTCTCGATGAGTTGAAGTAGGTCAGTTGGCACAGCTGGTTCTTTACCAGCAAAGAAATCATATAGCGTGACTCCAAGAGCAGTACAGATAACCGAAAGTGCTTCTAAGTCAATTCGTCGTTGCCCGTTTTCGAGTTTACTTATTGCAGACTGTGACATGCCTGTTAGTTTCGCAAGTTCTACAGTCGACAGGCCAGATAGTTGTCTTAATTCTTTTAATCTATCAGAAAAAATCATTGGTCATCTCTCCGGATTTATTCCATTTTGGAATTTAGTTAGTTCTAGTTTAAGTGGCTGGAACTGATTGAACAAGGGATGACTAAAAATTTCATAATAATATTCTTTAATGGACTAGACAAACTAATCCAAAATAGAATATAATCGTAATAAGACCAACTATGAAAAGTCAAGGAGGTGAGATTAATGACTGGACAAAGGCTAAAACTTATTCGGGAAAGTAAAAACATTACACAGCATGAGCTTGCTGTAAGAACAGGGTTCACTCAGTCAAAAATCAGTAAACTTGAACGAGGTTCCATTAGATTAAAACTTGATGACTTAATATTGATCGCTGGTACTCTAAGCGTCCCAATAACAGACTTGCTTGATGAAGAAAAACAATCAGCATAGGAGTGATAAGAATGTCAATTACAACTCAACAAGAGTTAGAAAAAACTATTGTTATTTTATGCGGATGGGTCAACGAGCGAGTTACAGGTACATGCTCGGAAGAACAGAGAGAAATCCTTCCGAGCGTAATACAAAGTATTTCAGGTTTAGTCGAGGCAATTAAAAGCTAACTGGCCTTTCGCTTCCCTCTTTGACAGTTTGAAGGGTTGTTTTATAAAACTTTGAAATTTCTTCTGCTCTTTTTTCATTATCTTCGTGTAAATCTGTAGATTTATGTAACCGAATGTAACCTGCATTAAGAGCAGCAATAACAATATCACGAGTTATTTCTTCAGGTTTAGCCATTTAAATCACCTCCTCTCATGGTTATGAAGTCGGACAACTCCATTTTACCAGAAGGAGGAAATTTAATGTAGTTAAAGGAGCAAGCAAATGTCGATATCATCTAGGGTTGTCCCATTAACATCACCACATATAAATAGGTCAAGAGGTGATGAGAGAATGGAAAAATTCGGTCCTTGGTTCAAAGTGCTACGTGAGTCAAAAAAGATGACGGTTGATGAACTATCTAACATCTCAGATGTAAGCATTGATTACATCACAGAGATGGAGGAGGAAGAAAGATTCCTGATCGAACCGGAAGCCTTCAGAAAGATAGCTCATGTTTTGAAAGTGGACTTTGTGGACTTGATTTCCAAAGCAAGCTTCTTAGCAAAAAGAGAAGATCGACCTTTATTTGTAAAACAACATGGCTTAACAACCATAAAAATCAGATCTACTCTTCCGTTCATGACACCAGACGAAAGAGATAAATGGTACGACGATAATGCTGATTTACCAGAAGTGAAGAACTATCGTAGAGCTTTGGCTCAAGCAAACATTTATCTTCACGAACGAGATCAAAACAATGTATCTACAGCATAAATGCCCAGACTGGGCATGGTGGACAAGCTTACAAAAATTCCCCCAGGTGAGCAGCCCGAGGGAAAGCATGAAAGATGAACACAATTTAATTGTAATGCCTGATGAAGGCGAAAGGGAGACTAATTTCATGGCGATTCAACCGAGTTTTATGTGGAATTTCGGGGAGTTTTTACGACATTTCAGGGTTCATGGAGGTAATCATGACTTTTCAACGCAGGTCAAACTTGCCAAGCACCTGCGTATTGATCCAAAGAAAATTTCAAAAGTGGAATGCGAAAACGAAGGCATTGACATCGAGACAGCAGCCAAATGGTGCAAAGCAGTTGGATGGTACGAAGGGCTGGACCTCCTCTCAAGCAAGCTAGGTCTTGACCCTTTTGGTCTCATCCCTGTAAATCCAAAGCTTAATGAAAACGTACTGGCAGCGCTCAATAATCTACACACTCAGCTAACAGATGCATTACGTGCAGTGGAGAAATTGCAGGAAGAAGAACGTAAAGCTCAGCCAGCTATAGCAAGAGGAGTATATAAACCAAACAAAAACATGGTGATGTACAAAAAAGAAATTGCTGACTGCATCCCTGCTGTTAAAACATTCTTCTACGCTAATGAGCGACAAAACCGAATTGGAATGAAAGAAATAGGAGCCTTATGGAACCAGCAAGCTTTAGATGACCTAGTTGCAATGCCAAAGATTGATGAGTTTAGAGCACCAGTAGCTCTGTGAAGGGAGGTGAGAAGGTGAAAGAAATGTTAGACGGTCTAGATGAAGAGGAGCTGTATCACATCATAAATGGGATGCTTGATCTTTCGAAGATTAGTCTAAGAGATGGAAAAATCATTGATGCAAAAAAAGCAAGAGATTATTGCAAGAAAGGTATCGGATATCAAGGTAACACGTCAGGTCGAACAAGCTAAACAAATCCTAAACAGGGAGGTAACAGCTTGAACATTCAATTTCCTGAACTGGATGAAGCAGTTAGCAAATTCCTTGAAGACAACAAAAAATGTAGTTCCAAGATTTTATCAGATAAAACGCATCTGAGTACAAACATACCATTTCGAGAAGTTTGTATTGCAACATCATCTATCATGGATATCTTTCGTCAAGGTTACGACTTGGATTTTAAAAAGTACACAGAGCTTGAACGCGTGTGGATCAGCATACAACATGCAAAGGATTTTCTGAATCACTATGAAGGAAAGGGTGAGTGACTATGACGTTGGCGACCTTAGAAAGGAAATTAAGAAAGGCGCAACTTGAAATGATGAAAAGCAAAAGCGATGCAATAGCTCATGAAGCTATGAGAGCATACGTGAGGGAGTTGGAAAGCCAGATAAAAGAAAAAACCGCCTGCTCTCAACAGACGGCATCTTGAAAAATTATCTTATGTATATTTTAGCACATCAAACAAAAAACCAAAAGGGGCTGTTGATCAATGAAAACTAGAGTTGGCCATGTGTACTGGGTAGATGAATTTTACTTGCATTCTGAAACAAGTACTCATCAAACCTACGGTAGAGCGAATCGAAAGAAGCGCTCAAGAGAAATAAAGAGTCGAAACCAAGGGGAATATCCTTGGTCTACCGGAAATGACCTCCCGGTACTGATGAGACAGGTTGTGAAAGGAGTTGCTATACGGAACAAGACAAACAAAAATCCCCTGCTACCAACAGGGGACCTTGAAACAAAATATGTACCTCTACCATACCAAATGATTGGAGGATGGACAAGCATGGAACGAAATATTAGAACCGTTCAAATGGAGCTAAACGAACAAAATCGTGCTATCGATCGCTTAAATACAGAAATTATATCAATGGATGAAGAAATGCGAGCTTTAGAAGAAAAAATCAATAAGATCGGTAGAGAGCTTGCTGAAATGGAATCAACAAGAAGTGGATTACGGGAAGAGTTATGGCGCCGCGAAGACTATGTAGCAGCCTTAGTACGGGAGGGAAAACATCATGCCAACATTGCTTGATTTTCCAGAGTATACAGAGCGTGTTGAACCAGATCGGCAAGGGTATCTCCTTCATGGCATTACAACCTTTAATGAACCTGGGGATGAGCTACGGGAAAAGGTAGAAAGCATTAACGAGGATTTAAAATACCTACTTTTATCTTGGGAAGAGTTTTCATCAGAACAAAATTTTGAATATCTAATGGATGTGAAAAAACACTTTGACCAAGTGATGAAGCTCTACGGAGGTGTTGGACTGTGAGGCTGTATGATCTAGCTGGCGCTTACGCAGAGGTTGCACAAATCATAATGGATGATGAGACGCAAATAGAGGCTCTAGGCGACACCCTCCAATCCCTAGAGGGTGCTATCGAAAACAAGGCTGATAACATTGCAAAAATGGTGCGTAATATCGCGGCTGAAGTAGACATGATTAAGCTCGAAGAGGTTCGTCTAGCTGAACGTAGGAGGCGCCTAGAAAAGAAGCAGGAGGGCTTAAAACTCTATCTTAAAGAGCAACTAGAGATTGCCGGATTACAAAAAGTCAAAACACCGATCTTCACTATCTCACTTAGAAAGAGTCCCGGTTCAGTACAAGTGGTAAACGAAATTGAAATCCCACAAATGTTCTGGGTAACGCCACCACCGATTCTTGATAAAAAGTCGATGTCAGAACGTTTGAAATCAGGTGAGGAAATACCAGGTGTAACGCTAGTAAAAGGTACTTCCTTACAGATCAAATAGGAGTGAGAACATGAGTGTATACAAAAAGATTCTCGCTGTCATGAATGATGTGTCTTATCTCCAGAAAGATGACAAAGTGGAGTTTAAAACCACGAAATATAAGGCTATCTCAGAAGAGAAAGTAACGTCTGCTGTAGGAAAAGCAATGAGGGAACATGGGCTTGTGATAATTCCTATTCATCAAGAGCATTCCAAAGTGGATCAGCTTACCACAGTGAATGTTCGGTACCGGATTGTTGATGTAGATACAGGGGACAGCATAGAAGCCGTTTCAAGTGGAACAGGAGTAGATACACAAGATAAAGGTGTAGGTAAGGCTATGACATACGCCTACAAGTATCTGCTTCTAAGAACCTTTGCGATTCCTACAGGAGAGGACCCAGACAAAGTAAGTTCTGCTGAACTAGATGAAAAGCCTAAAGCTCAACCGAATGTTAGCAACAGTAAAGAAGCTACTTTAAAAGCCAAATGGCAGTTACTCGCTGGATCGCTAAATGGATTTGATGATTGGTATCAGAAGAAGCGAAGTGATGATCATACTGACCAAGATATTGAACAGTTCTTAACAGAAAAGCTAAAAGAGAAAGGAGTACAGCAAAGTGCTTAACAGAGTAATCCTGATCGGCAACTTAACAAAGGACCCCGAGTTGCGCTATACCTCAAACGGTGTTGCAGTAACTACTTTCACTCTAGCAATCAATCGTCCTTATTCGGGGGCAGGAAAAGAAAAGGAAGTCGACTACATCAATATAGTGGCATGGAGACAATTAGCTGACCTATGCGCTCAATATTTGGCTAAAGGTAAGAAATGCGCTGTAGAAGGTCGATTGCAAACTAGAAGCTATGACAACAAAGAAGGTAAAAGAGTCTTTGTCACTGAGGTAGTGGCTGAAAACACACATTTCCTAAGCAGTAAAGATGGACAAGCTCAACAAAGCAATGAGCGATCATTCGAAGACCCTTTTGCAAGTAACAAACCAATCAATATATCAGATGATGACTTACCTTTCTAGGATGGTGATAAACATGGGATTGTTTGATGAAGTAAGAGCTGTACAAAAGCCGAATTTCAAGCGTAGAACGAAAAAACGTGTAGCCCGGGGAAGAATTTCCCCGGAGGTCTATGACGAAGTGATGAAGCGAGATAACGGGCGTTGTGTGCTATGTGGCAAGACTACATGGTTACAAGCACACCACATCATTTTTAGAAGCGAGGGAGGCACTGGAGAGGCCGATAACCTTGCCTTAGCTTGCGGGCCATCTACTCAAACAGGCACGTGCCATTGGAAGGCTCATCACACGAAGGAAGGTCGGCAAGCGTTTCGGGATTATCGAGAGAATGTATTGCTTCCATTGTATCAAGGAGCATCGTAACAAGAGGGGAGCGCGAAGGATGGACACAACAGATAAATACGGGGCGGGCTTCGTGGTCATCCCCCGTATAACCTTTGAACATTTTATAGATGAGGTACTTTATAACTACCTGATGAAGGGTGCGAATTACAAGGCATCTAGCGAGTGCCAGAGAGGACAAATGATTGTGTCGGTTAGGAAATTACCCGAAGTAATGGGATGGACTTACCAGCAGATCAGGACTTCACTAGACAGATTATCAAGCAACCATCTAATCAAAATGGAGCAGATAAAATACAAAGGCAACAAAGCTTCACTAATCACAATTGTAAATTATGACGGGTTTCAGCAGCTAGAAAACTACTCAAAAATTAACGCACCGAACAACGCACCGAACAACGCAAGTGCTAACGCACCTGATAACGCACCTAACGAACCTGAAAACGACGTTGTACCAAGCGTTTCGAGTGATGGAGAAGATGCGAACAACGCACCGAACAACGCAGGTACAAACGCACCGAACAGCGCACCGAACAACGCTAATAGAACATCAGTTAAACAACAAGATAAACAACAAGTAAAACATATAAAAGAATCTTGTCGGAGTCGTGAAGACATTACCTCTTTTGTTGACTCGCAACAGCTCCTCAACCGGATTGAATTACCTAATCGTTTGTTTGTTGAATACTTCGATCTAGTGAGACTTCAAAGAAAATCAGGAAAGATAGCAAACAGCGTTCTTGAAGGACTGTGGGGCAGGCTAGTTAAACAGGCTGCTAATGCAAAACAATCAGCAGAAGCAAATCAGGCCATCGTCACCTATGCGCTATCTACATACATCGTGGACTACGGTCATAAGCCTGCTGAGTATGCATTCGGTATCATTCGCAATACAAGCGAGCCTGAAGCAAGACAGGGGCTTATCAGATTGCAGAACATGAAAGAAGACAAATCCTCTAGAGGTGATAAACATGATCCAAGCAGGGGCGGGGCTAGAAGAAAAGTTCCGGGAGTTGCAAAGAAAAATGGCGATCAATTCGCCCACCTCAACATCAATTCAGTACCAGTGCTTAACGTGCAAGGATTTAGGTGGGAAGATGTCCAGTGATGAATATGATTACAAGGGCAAGAAAATCAAGTATGAGATTTGGCAAGAATGCGAGTGCAGAGAACTCAAGAGGATTGAACGTATGTTTCAGTCCAGTCATATCACAGAGGGATTCCGAAAAATGGGATTCAAAAGTTTTATTTGCGACAACAGACCACCAGTCATTCAGCAAGCTTTTGATATTGCAGCCGCATACTTCAAAAATTTTGAACAGATACGAAAAGAGGAACGAAATAGTATAGCTCTTCTAGGGAGACCAGGTTCAGGGAAAACGCACCTACTAATGGCAATATCAAACAACCTAATTAAAAGAGGTGTACCAGTTTTTTACTTCCCATGGGTTGAGGGTCTTAACGAGTTGAAGGATGACTTTGACCAGTTGAATGCAAAAGTTAGAAGGTTACAAACGGTTGAAGTATTGTTTCTGGATGATCTGTTCAAAGCAAGAGCAAACCCTACTGATTTTCAACTAGAGCAGCTATTCGCCATCGTCAATTACCGGTATTTAAATAATCTACCGATCTTAGTTTCGTCAGAAAGAACATTCAAGGAGATGTGCATTATTGATGAGGGAACAGGGTCTCGGCTATACAAAATGACAAAAGATTATCGAGTTACATTCGAAGGCGAAGGATTGAACTACAGATTAAAAGATGTGGAGGGATATACACATGTTTAAACGACTAACACAAGATGAGCTTAGTCAAATACGTACAGACATTTTCCAAGGGCGTCCAGACAGAGTGACAACACACGATCTACAACGCCTAGTAAACGAACGAGATGCGTTTGAGTTCATGGTGAAACAGCAGGAGGCAGGACAACAACGAATCAATGAGTTTTTAACAGTTCTAGAGATTCAAAGCCAGCAAGAAGAAGAAATCAAGGCGCTTAAACAACGATTAGAAAAATATGAGCCAACACTAAATCAAGCTGTCTAGGAGGAATCGAGCATGAATCAATTACAAGTAATCGAACAGCGTGAGGTATTAGGCAAAGGATTCACCGTTTACGGAGACTTGGACCAGCCTTTATTTTTGGCAAAGGACGTTGCAGGATGGATCGAACATAGTAATCCTAGATCAATGCTACGTACAGTTGACGAGAGTGAAAAAGCGAAAATCTCCTACCCTGTAAACAATCCTTACGGCGGGTACCAGGAGGAAGAACAGTGGTTTCTCACGGAAGATGGGGTTTACGAAGTCTTAATGCAAAGTCGTAAGCCAATTGCTAAACAGTTCAAGAAACAAGTAAAAGAAATTCTAAAGTCTATCCGCAAACACGGTATGTATGCCAAGGACGAGATTTTAGACAATCCTGACTTGTTGCTGGATGTAGTCACTAAACTCAAAGATGAACGGGATAAGCGTTTAACAGCCGAAATGAAAGCATTGACCTTGGAACAACAAGTAGCAGAGTACGAACCAAAAATTACGTATCTGGACCAGATTCTACAAAGCAAGGATGCTGTAACCATTACGCAAATCGCAAAGGATTACGGCATGACTGGAACAGAGCTTAACCGTTTACTTAACGAAGAAGGCATACAGTACAAACAGAACGATCAATGGCTCTTATATCGCAAGTATCAAAGCGAAGGCTATACAAAGTCTATGACCCTAACCATTCCACGATCAGACGGCTCACAAATGGTCAAAATGAATACTCGCTGGACCCAAAAAGGACGGCTATTCATTCATGAACTACTGAAGAAACGAAACATTACCGCAATAATTGATCGGAAAGACATCGGGGCATAGGAGAAGATCAGATGAACAACGACAAAGCAGTATTAGCCTTACAAATTAACTACTTTAAAAAATACGTACATGAGTTAGAAGAGGATATCAAAAACGTGCAGTATGACTACTCTAAAAGAATTCTGGAGGGCAGTCTCAAAGACTATCAGAAGGGCTTGGCAGAGGTTCAAGCTAGATGGGAGGCACTAGATGCGAGAGATAAAGTTCCGTGCTTGGGATGACGTAAGTAAAGTAATGTCATTTAGTAATTTCGAACAGTTCGATGACATGATGGGGTTCCGATTTTCTCACTTTGAAACAGTGAAACCTATTTACATGCAGTGTACTGGGATTCGTGATAAAAACGGCAAGGAGATTTACGAGGGGGATTTTGTACGAGTACTTATACAAGGTGGTTACAGTCAACATTTTATCGATCAAGAAGTAGTGACATCAGTCATGTACATTCCGAGTAAAGCTCACTATAAACCGTTTGATCAATGCAGAATATGGATGGAAGACGGGAAATTGCCGAAAGTGGAAGTCATCGGTAACATTTACGAGCATCCACATCTGTTAAATCAAGAGTGAGCAAACGGAGGGAGAGCATGAACGAACACAAGCTTGACCAGAGCAAAAGCCATAAGAAGGGCAAACCATTTATTCATGTACCAAGACATATAAGCGAATGGGCAAAGAACAGCAGTACAAACGCCACAGTAAACAACTACAAAATAGGCGGCGGTAGAGCATCCAATAAATAAAAAAATAGGGGAGCGATCTCAGATGAATACACAGGACAATCAAAAAGTTCAACAATCATTGAACAAAAAGCAGCTGGATTGGCAGAAACAAGTCATTCGTGAGGAGATGGGTACCGATGTCAAATAGCTACGGCTTTACATGGGTTGAAGTTGATGAGGGGCAAGCGCTGAGAGAGTGGTCGGACAGCAAGAATTACCCTCCAGACAAGGGATAAGCTTCACCAGCTCTTCCAAACAACAAATGCACGACATGATACTGCCGCACTGGTAGATCAGGAAAAACAAACCTAACGTTATCGCTGTTTCGGATAGCTTCTACATCAAACACTATGCCGTGTCGTCGAAACTTTCTAACTAACCTAGCAGATCGGCTACACGGCACTAGATAATAAAACGATTTTTGCATGATATCAACTCCTTTTGATAGAGCGTAACACTAGCATTTGGGACAAAAATAGGAGGTACAAGATGCGAGAAGTAAAGTTCAGAATTTGGGATAAAGCAAATGAAATCATCATTCAAGACGACGGGCATTTTTATATTACAGCAGATGGAGATGTAATTGGTGTAAACGATGATTTAGATATTTCAGAGAGTGTTATCCTCATGCAATACACCGGACTCAAAGACCGCAACGCTAAGGAAATATACGAAGGGGATATTTTCCAAACAGGCAACTATCCACTAACTAAAGAAGATGATTACGTGGGTGTAGTTGAATATGACCATGATAGATTTTGGGGCGTAAAGAGAGTTAAAGCTGGCTCAGATGTACGAGGTATTTCAGACGGTATGGCAGATGGTCTTTGGGAGTTTATAGATGAATCAATTGAAGTCATCGGCAATATCTACGAACGTCCAGAGTTACTGGAGGAAGCACGATGACCGAACAGCAGATCACTTGGGACAAAAAGATATGTTAAATGGTCAGCAACGAGAGAGGTGAACGAAGTGATAAAAATACTTGAATTATTCGGAGGAATTGGAGCACCAAGGAAGGCGCTCGTTAACTTAGGAATCGATCATAAAGCAATTGATTATGTGGAATGGCAAGCGAACAGAGTAAAGGCATATAACGCTCTTTATGACCATCTACACAAACCACAAGATGTTAAAGGATGGAATTTAAAGCCTGACATTCTAGTTCATGGGTCACCTTGTCAAGATAACAGTAGAGCAAATAAAAAACGTAAAGGTACTGCTAAAGATTCACGTTCGCAATTGTTGCTTGAAACGTTGCGGATAATCAAAGAAATGGGTGAATGGCGACCGAAAGTTGTTATTTGGGAGAACGTGAAAGGTGTACTTGATCGTAATGTAGTGCCAGTTTTTAATTATTATCTTCAAGAAATGAAAATGTTAGGTTATACAAACACCTTTGATGTATTGGATGCTAGAAATTTCGGTATTCCCCATGCGAGAGAAAGAGTGTTTTGTATCTCATTATTAGGAAACGAAACATTTGATTTTAGTAAGCTGCGGTATAAACCAATGAAGAACATTAAAGAGTTTTTAGAGTATGAACCAGATGATGAGATTCCATCACAATACTTAATTAATATTCCATCGATGTTAAGTAAAATTAAAGAATTTAATCCAAGGGTAAGTGGGAGTTATAAACGACAGTTAGATGTTATTAATGATTATTGTTATACGATTACCGAAAGACAAGATAGATGCCCAAACGCTGGAATTATTCGACTAAACAAACCGCAATATCGTTATTTAACAGAGCGTGAGTGTTGGCGATTACTAGGTTTTGATGATGAAGATTATGAGCTTATGTTAAAAGAATTTCCAAGTAAGAATGGGAAGCGTAATGCAACTCTTTATGCTCTAGCTGGAAATAGCATTGTAGTTGATGTGCTAGAAGCAATTTTTGAAGTGTTGCTGACAGGAAACCACGAGCAAATAGAAATCAATACTAACAGATCCGGTCAACTGGAGTTGGTTTGTTAAGCTATTCAACACATTAAGTAGGGAGGAATGAACGGTGCTGAAACTAAACAAGCAGCAACGCATTGAGATAGTAAATAGGATCATCAAGGAAATATCACAAAGAGGACGTGGATTCTTTTATTCCAAGGATAAGGAGCGTACGGCTTACTTTGTTCAAGGCGAACGTACTTTGTGGTTTATAGACGAATACACAGGAATTCCTATCAAGATGGTAAAAGGACAAATGTACAACGATAGAGGATTTTCTCATGGCGGTACATTGTGGGGGTTAGTCAATGACTTTAAAGATTTTATTAATGGCGATGATGATGCTAACCACAACAATGGTTATGGCGGTCTGTATTGTCCGCATTGGGGCTATCCAGAAGAAGATATGGAAGCCATACAAAAATATGCAATTGAATTAGGATATTTGAAATCAACTTAACACAATAGTTAGGGAGGAAGCACAATGACCGAACAACAGATCATTGTAACACTGGCAACTAAGGTGATGGGGTGGAAAAGGTATCAAGAAACAGACTTTTGGTTTGGCTATAATGGTAATTTGTTTAATTCTAGTCTTTGGAATCCACTCCAAAATATAGCTGATGCGTGGATGATCATGGAGGAAATGCGAAAACGACAGTATTATCTAGTGATTTCACCTTGTTTCATTGGGTATGAAGTTTATCCACAAAGAGTAAACGGATCAAGAATATGTGAGGAAGTTTATGCGAAAACAGTACAAGAAGCCATCTGCAACGCTGCTATGCGGTTGGTTGGAAAGGAGAAGCATGATGGCGAGACAGCGAAATGAGATGAAAGAAGCTTTAGGATTCTTGGCTATATTGGCTGGAGTTGGACTGCTTTCATTGGTTGGGTTGATTATATACGGTATTTATTGGGCGGTGACAGGATGAGGAAGCTTATGTGCTACTTTTTCGGACACAAGCTCTTTGATCGCAAAGGGATAATGCACGCTTATTGCCTGCGATGCGACAGGTAACACAACATACGATTTGTTTAATGGGGTGATGAAGTGGAAGATCATAAAGCTGGCTTCAAGGTAATATGTCTGGCATGCGGTAGCGAAGTGATCATCACCAACGATTACAAACGAGATTGTCCAATTGAAATATATACACGCCATGATGACAGTTGGACGGGATGCTCAAGCATTGAAGTAAATATTGATTGTAAGTGCGGTCAAATGATCGAGTTCAGAACGTGGTGATTAGACGTAAAAAATTGATAAATAGGAGGGTAATGAAATGGATATAAATGACCTGTTCGTTAAGGTTGTTGATAACGGTCATTCAATAATTGCTCAGAAAGGGAACCAACGGCATGTATATACGAGGGAATATCTAACAAAATGCTGGCTGACTATGAGTAATGATTGCTTTTTTAACATGTTTGGCTTTAATTGGGTTCCACCAACCAGTTTACAAGATCGGGTAAGAAAAACGCTTTGATAAGGAGTGAAAGCGACATGCCGAAAACGTTTGAAATCGAATGTAATGGGGAAGCGACGGAGCATGAAGTTGGGGCAACAGAGTGCCCTGGTTGTTTCAAAAAACCAGAACCATGCGAGTGTGGAGGATTGGTACATTGTCAATTTATAGATTACGTCGAAAGTGGCACAGCAGTGATTTATCAGTGTGACAAGTGTGGGGAAATATCATAACAAACCATCACTTGTGATAAGGGAGGAATAAATCATGAAACAAGAAGTGTACGAGAAAAAATTGGTTGATCTAATGAATGATTTACAAGTGGTTAAAACTAACGCAGGTCGCGAAGCTATTAATGCTCATATTAATCAGTTGAACGAAGTGATCATGAGAGAAAAGGGCTTATCGAGTGCATGCACTTGCGAAGAACATGAATGTTGTCCAGAATGTTCACCGGATGAGAACTGAACACAACGCATGATTTGTAAAAGAAGTTATCGCTCATTACAAGGTAACTCCTGTTAAAAAGAATGAGCCATTACTTGTGATAAGGGAGGATGCGGAATGAAGAACCGGCAACGTAAAAAGATTTTGAAGATAGTTGCTCGTCAGATTAACAGTGGTGATTTCACTAAGTTAAAACCAGTCTACTTCCGATGCGTTGATAAAACAATTGACGACTACATCTATAACAAATACATTACGGAGTTTCAGCCGTGGTGGTACGACCAAATCGACAACTGGAGCAATATGAATCTTGGAGAAGAGCATGGGAAGCACTACGATAAAACTATCGCAGAGCTACAAAATTGGACAGGTATTAACATGGAACAATACCGCCAGTATTTTGAACTCAACGACAAATATGTTCCAAAAAGAAAGCGTGGTAAACGCAAGTCGAGAAAATCAAAGGAGCAACCAATCAGGAAACTGAAAAATCCTAAGGAGTACAAAATCAGGGTTATCCAAGACGGTAAACCAGAATGGGAAAGTATTATTGCTGAACAAGCCTTTCAATACCGTGGTTGTGAGTTCTTTATTACTCATTATCATGGTTGGTGGGTAGTATCAGATGTTGCAGCAGGAATTCAAATTGCTCGCCATGACCGATATAAGAAGTCGATTCAACTTGCTAAGGAACGGATAGAGAATAATTTTGAAAAGTATGTCTCGCAGGTTACTAGCAGCTATTTGAAGGAGGATGCAGAATGATCGGTGGGATAGATATAACTCCTGATAAGTGGTACCACAAACTCTGGTTTTACCCATTAATAATTACTTTGTGTATTGGATGGGCAATATACGGTTTTATAGAATGTGCGGTTATATGGCTGAAACGAAAATTTGAAATACGGGGGAGTAAGCCAATGACCAAAACAACGCATGCAAGCAATTGGAAAAGATTCGCTACTGGAGTTAATTGGCGGAGCTGGTGCATTGGGTTACAAATACATGATTTGAGAGACAGTTACGGCTACGTCATTACTGAGATCAATATATTGCCATTAACGTTTTTGCTGAGATTTGGTGACGGAACCAAAAAGCTGAAATGTAAAAAATGCAAAAAGGTACTAGATAGAGTGAATGTGGATGAAAGCGAAGAGGTTAAATGTTTGGACTGTTACAACAATTCATAAGGAAATGAGCAATAAAAAAGCCCCCTCACCGGGAGCAACATGTGTTCGCTAAAACTATTATACCATGAGCAGATGGTGAGGGGGAATGGAAGATGAACACAATGCAAGAACTTTTAAAAGAGTACAAAGAGACAAGAAAGAATTTGAAAAAAGCATACGCTGATCTAAGAGCAACAGAGACAGTACTTGATGATGTGACAGAAACAGAAAAAAACTACCTCTCTGAAATGATTAGCGATGTAGAGTATGTAATTGAATGGCTAGAGACAGGACGTAGACCAAAGAGTAAACGTGGGATTGAGAGAAGAGCAGCCTATCAACGAGAAAAACTAGTAGATCCTATCAGAATGCAGGCGTTTGTTTTTAGAGGAACAGCAGGCAGTCCTTGCAACCTTACAGAGTGGGAGAAAGAACAACTAGAGGATGCGCTGTGTTGCCTGTCACCAAGAGAAAAAGAGTGCTATATCCTAACTCACGGTGAAGGATTTTCATTTGAGGAAACGGCTAGATTTTTGTGTATTTCGAGAAGTAGTGTACAAACACTTGTAACGCGGGCACAAAATAAAATTGCAAATCGTGTAGTTTCAAGCCTATTCCTTGTTGGATAGGCTTTTTTTGTCATGCAAAAGCCACCTATAAGCAGAAGGGTAAAACGAGATATTCGATAAAGGAGATGTAAAATGAAAATTTCCCATGAACTAAACGGGATAACTTTGGAAGAAATGAAAGTAATGGGCGCTACTTTTGGAATTGGTTTAGCAATTTATTTGATGAAAGAAGACCACATTCGAGTAGCCCGTAAAGGATGGAACGGAAAAGACATGTTCCTTGTTTATCAAAAAGGTTATCCAGATGGTATTCCAATTAACAATAACACAGCCGAGGCTACTGGATTAAAAGAAGGAACAGTTTGCAGGTTTCAACCGTACATCATGATGAAAACAGCAGATAATACATTTGTTCCATGGTTAGCGTCACAAACAGATTTGTTAGCTGAGGACTTCTATATTGTTGAATAGAGGAGGGATAACATGGCATCAACTGCAATTACAGTTAAAGTTAATGGGATCGAGGAACTAAAGGAGCTTACAAAAGCGATAGAAGATGTTGTAACAGCGCTTGAGAAGCTAAATAAATGTACGAACAAAAGTAATTACGTAACGCTATCACCTACTGTAAATATCACAACGGGCCAATGTGTAGATGCTGTTTCTACCAATATTATAGATCGGATAAATGATGAGCTTACCAAGTCTCTTGAAGTGCATGGTGGAAAATATGGACTAGGATAAAAAACAAAACAAACTCAATAGGTGGTGGTGATCATGTAATGGCAAAAGCAAGAAGTCCTAACCGCGACAAAGCTGAAACAATGTATCTGGAAAGTGGCGGAAACATGCTCTTGAAAGACATTGCTGAACAGCTTGGAGTAAGCGATTCACAAATACGTAAGTGGAAAAACCAAGATCAATGGGAATCTAAGCTCAATAGTAACGTTACCAATGAGAATAGTAACGTTACCAAACGAGTAGGAGCACCAGAGGGGAATAAAAACGCCGTTGGCAATCGCGGAGGAGCTGCGCCCAAGAGGAACAGTAACGCGGTAAGCCACGGCTTTTTTCGTAAGTACTTTCCTGAGGAAACGGCTGATATCATGCAGGAGATTGAAACGAAGTCATCTATAGACATGTTATGGGATACCATCACGATCCAGTATGCGGCAATTATCAGGGCACAGAGGATTATGTTTGTGCAGGACAAAGATGAGATGATCAAGGAGCTTAAAAAGAGAAAGTACGAGATTCATAATGTTGGTTCAAAAGAGCAGCCGATTCTTGAACAGATGATGACAGAAGAGGAGCACGAATTCCAATTCTCTTGGGATCGCCAAGCCACTTTCCTAAACGCTCAATCTAGGGCTATGGCTACTTTGCAAGGGTTAATCAAACGCTACGAGGATATGCTCAATGGTCATCTAGCTACCGAGGAGCAACGTTTGCGTATAGAGAAGTTAAAAGCAGAAGTACAAGCTATCGGTACGAATGAGAGTGCTGGCGTAACCATCATTGATGATATCGGTGGTGAGGTTGATGGTTAAGGTTAAACTATCCGAGATCGTAACAACACATTTTCAAAGCTTCTGGAAGGTAGCCAACTCTCGCAAATATCTAAAGCATGTATTAAAAGGTGGTCGTGGTTCTGCTAAATCAACTCACATAGCCATTCTGTTGATTATCTACATGATGAAGTATCCAGTAACTACCCTGTGTGTCCGTAAAGTAGCGAATACGCTTGGTGAATCTGTCTTCGAGCAGTTGAAAGAGGCTATAGAGATACTTGGCGTAGGAGCTTACTGGAAGGTTCAGAAAAGCCCTATGCAGTTGATCTACAGGCCAAGAGGCAACAAGATCATATTCCGTGGTGCAGATGATCCAGCTAAGATCAAATCTATCAAGATGAGTAAGTTTCCATTAGCTTTCCTATGGATCGAGGAGCTTGCTGAGTTCAAAACAGAAGATGAAGTAACAACCATCGAAAATTCCGTATTACGTGCGGAGCTACCAGATGGTCTTTTTTATGCCTTCTTCTACTCATACAATCCACCTAAACGTAAACAATCATGGGTGAATAAGAAGTATGAGACGCAATTCCAAGCTAGTAACACATATGTTCATCATAGTAGTTATTTACAGAATCCTTATATCTCCAAGGCATTCATAACTGAGGCTGAGGGAGTAAAGGAAAAGAACGTACAGAAATACGAGTGGGAGTATCTAGGTAAAGCGATAGGCAGTGGCGTTGTGCCGTTTGATAATCTGAATTTCAGACGCATTACAGATGAAGAGATCAAGACGTTTGACAATATACGCCAAGGAATTGACTGGGGCTATGGTGTTGATCCATTCGCATTTGTTCGCTGGCATTATGACAAGACAAGGCGCAAGATATATGCGCTAGATGAAGTGTATGGTGTTAAACTCTCCAACAGAGAAGCAGCCGATAAGATCAAAGCAAAAGGCTACGATACTACTATGAGTATTGCTGATAGTGCAGAGCCTAAATCAGTCGATGAAATGAAACGTGATTATCAATTGCGTATCAAAGGAGCTAAGAAGGGACCGGGTTCAGTGGAATACGGTGAAAAGTGGCTTGATGACTTAGAAGAGATTGTCATTGATGCTGTACGTACCCCTAACCTTGCTAGAGAGTTTGAGAATATTGACTATCAAACAGACTCAGACGGTGATCCTAAAGCTCGTTTAGAAGATAAGGACAATCACACCATAGATGCTACTCGCTATGCATTTGAAAACGATATGAAAAAGTCAGGATTATCTTTTGACTAGAAAGGAGGCCATATGTTCTCTACTGAAACAGATCGGATTAACAAAATAATTACCGAGGGCGCTAAGTCAGGTATGACACTAGAAGAGTTTATTCAACGCGAAGTAGATGAGTGGGAAACATCAAAAATCCGTGAGCTTATGATCAAGGGTGATAAATACTACCGTGGCGACAGTGAGATTTTAAACAGGAAGCGAGAAGTGATTGGCGATGGTGGTAAGGTGGAGGATAAGAACCTAGCCAATAACAAGCTTGTACACAACTTCGCAAGGAAACTAGCAGATCAAAAGGTTGGCTATCTACTCTCTAAACCAATGAGTGTACAAACGAATAACAACACATACCAAACCTTGCTAGGAGATTACATCGGCAAGGCTTTTTTGCGTACTCTCAAAAACGTAGGTAAGGAATCTATCAATAAGGGTAAGGCGTGGCTCCAAGTCTATTACAACGAGGCAGGAGAGCTATCATTCAAGCGTATTCCAAGCGAAGAGGTCATTCCTATGTGGAAAGATAGTGCACACACTGAATTGGACGCGGTTATCCGAGTCTATGAGGTTGAAACGTATGAAGGTAAAGAGAAGAAGACTATCAAAAAAGTTGAATACTGGGACACTCAGGGCGTTAAGCGCTATGTGCATGATGGACAACTCATACCAGATGTAGAGATTGGTGACGAAGGTAGTCATTTTGCTGTAACGGATGCAAGAGGTCAGGAACAGGGCTTTAATTGGGAGCGAGTGCCGTTCATCTGTTTCAAGTACAACGATGAAGAAATACCGTTAATCAAATTTATTCAATCACTTATTGACGACTACGATTATCGTAAATCAGACAATGCGAACAATCTAGAAGACATGCCGAACAGTATCTATGTGTTAAAAGACTATGACGGTACCGACTTAGGAGAGTTCCGATACAATCTAGCTGCTTACCGAGCTGTTAAAGCAACGGGTGATGGTGGAGTCGATACCATTAGCTTGCCGATTGACACCGAGGCGTTTAAAACTCATGTGGAGATGAACAGAAAAGATATCTATGAGTTTGGACGTGGGGTTGATACGCAGTCTAGTAACTTCGGAAACGACCCGTCAGGCATCGCCTTGAAATTCCTATATGCCGACCTAGACATGGATGCAAACATGATTGAAACAGAGTTCCAAGCGTCTATGGAGCATCTACGCTGGTTCATTGATCAGCACGTAGTTAACACAACCCAACAAGATTTCAGCAATGAAACAGTAGAATTCATATTCAATCGAGACATTTTAATCAACGAAACGGATGCGATTACAAATGCAAAGGATAGTGTGGGCATCATATCTGACGAAACAATTGTCGCTAACCACCCATGGACAACCAATGCGCAAGACGAGATTGCGAGGAAAAAGAAAGAGCGTGAGGACACGGTTTCACAAACTGATCCATACGCTGGTTTCGATCCTAAGGAAGAACCTGAATGAAAAAGGGTAAACAGCCACCACGTAGTTATTGGCAAAAGCGTAGTGAGCAGGTAGCGCAACTATCCTTTGATGAGGCTGACAAATATGCCGAGCAACTTAGAAAAGAGTATGACCGCGCTATAGCAAGTATTAATCGTGATATCGAGGTATTCTATCAACGTTTTGCTCACAACAACCAGATTGATCTAGCAGATGCTCGTAGGCTATTAACTGGCAATCAAATGAAAGAGTTTAAAATGACACTAGAGGATTTTACAGCACGGGCAAAGGATAACGTAGATGGTCGATGGACAAAGGAATTAAACAACGTCTACTACAAAACTCGCGTAAGCCGTTTAGAGGCACTTTTAGTTCAGATCAGGCAATCAGTCGAGGAGTTAACTGCAAAGCAAGAACAAGGCACCAAGAGACTTCTGGGGAGCAACTACACAGACACCTATTATAGAACTGTATTTGAGGTTCAAAAGGGTACAGGAATAGGTGTTTCTTTTGCTCGAGTGGATAAGGAATCGCTAGAGAAAACGCTACAGATCAACTGGAAGGATGGCAACTACAGCGAACGTATCTGGAGCAATCGAGATAAATTGCTATCTGAGGTTCAAACACTACTCTCTCAATCGTTTATACGTGGGGATAGTTCCGATAAGACAGCAAAGGCGCTGTCAGAAAGAATGAACGTCTCCTATTCGCATGCGGCAAGGATAGTGAGGACAGAGAGTAGCTACATTACTCATCAAGCTACTATGGATGGTTATAAGGCAAGTGGAGTGGTCCAAAAATATGAATTTTTAGCTGCTCTTGATAGCCGGACCAGTCATGTATGTAGAGGTATGGATGGCAAGGTGTTCAAACTAAGCGAACAAGAGGTCGGTGTGAATTTCCCTCCTCTTCATCCGAATTGCAGATCAACTACAGTTGCTTACTTTGATGATGAGATCGATCCGGGTGAACGAATTGCCAGAGACAAGGACGGTAACGCGTACTATGTACCAGGTGATATGACTTATGAACAATGGAATCAGAAATATGTGGATAACTAGCCGTTTCGGTACTGTCGGCGTAAAAGAACAGGACATCACCGGACGCGACCGGGTTAAAAAGCGAAGATGAAAGGATGGATAATATGGATTGGTTGAAGAAGTTGCTTCAAGAGTTAGGTGCTCCAGAGGAACGTATCGAGAAGATTACAGGAAGTGTAGAAGAGAATTACAAGGGATATGTGCCGAAACAACGGTTTGATGAGGTGAACGAAACCAAGAAAGAGTTAGAGGGGCAGATCAAGGATCGTGACAAGCAACTTGCAGAACTGAAGAAGAACACAGGTGACAATGAGGACTTGAAGAAGCAGATTGAGACGTTGCAAGCAGAGAATAAGACCAAAGGGGAAGAATACGAAACTAAACTCAAGGATATGCAGGTGTCTACAGCTATCAAACTGGCTCTTACAGGAGAGGCACACGACCCTGACCTAATTGCTAGTTTATTGGACAAATCGAAAATTGAGATCAATGAAGACGGTACATTAAAAGGCGGTCTGGATGATCAAGTTAAGGCGTTGCGTGAGAGCAAGGCTTTTTTGTTTGTCGAAAAACAGCAAGAAGAACCTAAGCCGACATTCAAAGGAACTACTCCTGCTGACGGCAGTGGCAGACAAACGGACCCTGCTACAAACAGCGCCGGAGCCAACTTTGCTAAGCAAGCGAACCAAGCTGGTAAGCCAGCAGAAAACAATATTTGGGGTTAGAAAGGGGAATTTCAGTATGCCATATGTTAAGGATTACGGAAAAAGAGAGGAAATCAACTTCCTTGCAAGTCAGAAATATACAAGCTTCACCTATCAGGTTTCAGATAAAGACGTTGTCGCGAATAAAGAAGGTCGAAAGATTGTGCCTGCTGGAACGATTTATCCAAGCAATGATGATAAAGCAATCGGTATTCTTTTTGTAGATGTGGACGTGACGGAAGGACCACAACCAGCACCTATTCTGGTGGACGCTTGGATTCTAGAGGCACGTTTGCCGAAAGCTCCTACAGCAGAAGCCAAAACAGCAATGAAAAGTATCTCATTTAAAACAATCGTTTAGGGAGGAAAATAAATCATGGCAAATGTACTTGAACTATTTAATCAACGTGATATTCTGAATTACCTTCAAAATCGAGAGTATCCAGCCTTGCTAGGTGAAACGCTCTTTCCAGAAGTGAAACGTCAAAGTTTGGAGTTTGATCAGATCAAAGGAGCAGGGAAAATCCCAGTTGTAGCGAGTGTGCATGCGTTTGATTCTGAGGCTGAAATTGGTAGCCGTGAAGCAAGCAAACAAGCTTTGGAACTAGCTTTGATTAAACGAAAGCTACCATTAAAAGAAAAAGACATCATTGCATTGGAAAGCCCGCGCAATACAGCCGAGCAACAATACTTAATGCAAGAGGTTTTCAATGACATTGACGTTTTGGTACAAGGTGTAAAAGCCAGAGTTGAAGCTATGCGAATGGAGGTTCTAGCGAAAGGGACTGTTACGCTTGTAGAGAACAACCTCAACGCAGCAATAAAGTACGGAGTACCATCGGAACACAAGGAAGCTTTGGCAGGTACCAACGTGTGGACGAATGCTGATAGTGATCCAATTGGGGACTTAGAACGCTGGTCTGATACTTTGGATACGAAACCAACTCGTGCGTTAACATCCCGTGCCGTTCTGAATGCACTATTGCGTCACCCGAAGATCATTGGTGCGCTATATGGACGTGATTCTATGCGCGTACCAACACGAGCAGACCTGAATGCATTCATGACTCAACATGAACTTCCGGTTATTGCTACGTATGATCAAGTTTATCGAAAACAAAAAGCCGATGGCACATATGAGCGTCTACGTTACTTCCCGAACAACGGTTTTGTTATGTTTGGCGATGGCATGCTTGGTGAAACAATTTATGGTCCAACAGCAGAAGAGATTCGCCTTACCCGTGATCCTAATATCCAAACGAGCACCATCGGTAATGTCTTGGCGATGGTTTACGAAGAAGGACGTGACCCTGTAAGTACTTGGACAAAAGCTGTTGCAACTGCTTTACCGTCATTTCCTGCTGCTGATGAGGTGTTCCAAGCACAACCAATTACAGGGTAAGGTGGTGATTCAAGGTGAAAGTAAAAATTTTGGATATCCCGATCCGATACGGTCATAACACGTATCGGGTGGGGGAAGTGTTTGAAATAGAAGAAGAACATTTGAAGGGTATTGAAGAGTTAGTGAAAATCACGGAAGAAGATGAACCAAAGACTCTTAATAAAATGACTTTGGCTGAGTTGAAAGAATACGCTATTCAGCATGATATTGATTTAGGTGAAGCAACTAAAAAAGACGATATTCTTGCGGTTATCCAAGGCGTTGAAACAGATGAATGAGGCTGTACTAGCTCTTGTAAAACTCAGAATGGGCTTAGTGAACGATAGTCTCGATCTACTGATTAACTCCTTTATTTACGAGATAGAACGGCGTATCCTTCATTACTGTAATATTGCCGAGATTCCAGAGGCTTTACAGTTTGTATGGTCCTCTATGGTGATTGATGCGCTACGTATTGATCAAGCAACTCTTAACGAGGTGGCTGCTACAACTGCTGGTAGCGAATCTATCAAGATCGGTGATACTTCAATCTCACCAGGTAAAAGTGATGGAGTAACTAGCACATCAAAAGAGGTAATAGAGTCAGTAGTTTTAAACTATCGAGTGGATCTGAACCGATATCGAAAGTTGGTGTGGTGATGAATTACGATAAGCATCGATTGGCGATAGAACGCATGTATGAGGACAAGGCTACCATTAAGCGAACTATTCAAAAAGAGGAAGAATGGGGCGAAACAACTACTGTAGTTGAAGAGGTATATGTTGATCAACCTTGCCGTATCTCTCAGAAAGCTCTCGCAACAAACGGACAGACGGTCACAGTAAACCAAGTTGTCTATGAAACGAAACTCTTTATCTCACCAGACATTGTGATTCTGCAAGGTGACGAGATAGAGGTTACAGGCAGAGGAGTTACACGAACTTATATAGCAGGTGAACCATTCCCTTATCCAACTCACCAAGAGATCAGCATTCAGCGTAAGGAGAAGGCGTAATGGCTGGTAGCTTTGACATGGGTGATTTCGAACGTCTGGCTAAAGCGTTCCAGAAAGCTGATAGAGAACGTGTTGTTGAGCGATTCATCCGAGATTTTCTACTGGAGATGGCATACCGAGCTGAAAGGAAGATTAAAAAGCGCACACCTGTTGATGAAGGTGAATTGAGGAGAAACTGGCGAGTAGGTAATGTCGAGCGTCATGGCAATGCGTATGTAGTCGAGTTGATAAACTTGACAGAATATGCTCCTTTTGTTGAATACGGACACAGAACCAGAGGTGGAGGGGGTTGGGTGGAAGGTCGATTCATGATGACCATTTCTATGAAAGAAATAGAAAAGGAATTCCCCAAATACCTTGAGAAACGCCAAGTTGAACTACTTAACGACATCATGAATGGTCGCCCAGCTAGAAGAGGTGATTCCGATTGAAATAACGATTAACGATGTGCGCCGTGCAGTAATGACAGCACTAAAACGTGCTTTCCCTAGCTCAACCATTTATGGAGAACAACTACCACAAGGTTTTAAGGAGCCTTGTTTTTTTGTGCTCATGTTAGAGGGTTCGCAAGATAAGGAGCTAGACAGGCGATACAAGCGTTTTCATCCGTTTGATATCCATTACTTTACCTCATCAAATACGGAGCGATATGAAGTCGCTGAGAAGCTGACAGACGTATTGGAATTGATCGAACTGCAAGGCAAGCCGATACGAGGCAGTAAGATGCGACACACGATTGTAGATGATGTGTTGCATTTTTTTGTTGATTACAACTTTCATGTTGTCCGTCCGAAACCTATGGTTCCTAAGATGCAAACGAACTGGATTGAAAGGGGGTTAAAGTATGAGCAAGAAAAATAGCGATTCACCACGGTTTAAGAAAGAACAATTTATCGGTTCTGATCGGTATACAGAGGTTCAAAAAGACATTATTTCGGCTCTATTAGATAATACGAACACTTATACGAAAGAGGAAGTAGACAACGTGCTTTTAGATTTTTCGAGAAAGGAGTTTGGTTGATATGATGCAAAATTGGGTAACTCAAAACAAAATACGCCCTGATACGTACGTTACCGTTGTCAGCGAGGCAAAACCACAAGGTGCTATTAGTGACCGAGGAACAGTTACAATGGCTCTTTCATTAAGTTGGGGGCCATCTGGTGAAGTTATTGAAATACAGGCAGGAGAGAACACGTTAGAAAAACTAGGTTACGATATTTCTGAGCCTCAGGTTCTTTTGGTGCAGGAATCACTAAAGCGAGCTAAAACCTTGCTGCTGTACCGTCTTAACACAGGAACAAAGGCACAGGCTACGAGTGATAACTTAACGGTTACGGCTCTATACGGTGGCGTAAGAGGTAATGACATCACTGTTGTGGTAGAGCAAAATATTGACGATGAGACAACTTTCATTGTAAAAACTTTAGTAGCTGGTTCTATCGTAGATAATCAGCTTGCTAAGAAAATTGAGGATTTGAAAGCTAATAAATTTGTAATATTTTCTGGTACAGGCGCCCTTGTCGCAAGCGCTGGTATCCCATTAACTGGCGGTACCGATGGAACAGAAACAGGAGTAAACCACACAGCCTACCGAGAAGCTATCGAGCTACACGACTTTGATGCAATGGCTGTACCTTATGACGACCCAACGATTAAATCAGTTTACGTTGCCTTTGCTAAACGCTTGGCAAATCAACAAAACAGATTTATTCAAATCGCGGTACCTACCTATGCATTGGCTGACGATCCTACAGTTATTAGCGTTTCTAACGGCGTTATACTGTCTAACAGCACTGTAATTGATGCGGTTAAAGCAACTGCTTGGGTGGCTGGCGCAACAGCAGGTGCTAATGCTAACCAATCTCTTACGCATACTGCCTATGATGATGCTGTAGCCGTACATGGGCGCCTAAACGATTCACAGATCACGAGAGCTCTCCTTAACGGGGAGTTTTTGTTTGAACAGCACAACGGCAAAGTGGTCGTAGAACAGGATATCAATACGTTTACTAGCTTTAGCCCAGATAAACGTAAACATTTCAGTAAAAATCGTGTTATACGAACTATAAATGGCGTTGTAAAGGATTGGAAACGTGCTTTTGATAGTGATTACTTAGGGAAGATCAATAACAACGATGATGGACGGAATCTTTACAAGAAAGAATGCATCAAGATAGCAGAGGAGTATCAAGCAATGGGAGCTATCCAGAACTTTGATGCCCAAAAGGACATTATTGTTTCTCCAGGCAATGATAGTGATTCATTGCTAACGGAGGGGTATATCCAACCTGTCGATGCCATGGAGAAAAACTACTTAAAGGCGGTGGTGCGATAAATGTCATTCTTAAAATTCGAAGATACTATTTCAGGTGCAGGTGGTCGTGCCTACGCCACTATCAACGGCCGTGTGGAAGAGATGTTCTATCTCAAAAAGTTTGAAGCCAAGATGGAAAAAACAAAAAAAGAAGGCAAAACACTTGGCTATCTTGGTACACAGCATAAGGCAACAGGATGGAAAGGAACGGGTTCTATGACAATTTACTACGTCACCAGCCTTTTCCGTCAAATGATGCTGGATTACATGAAAACTGGCAAAGATATGTACTTTGACGTACAGATTGTTAACGAAGATTCAACATCTTCTATCGGTAAACAAACAGTAGTTATTAAAGGGGTAAACATAGATTCTATTACGATGGCACAGCTTGATATCGACTCAGAGGAGTTAGACGAGGAAGTAAGCTTCACGTGGCAAGGTGCCGACATTTTGGATAGTTTCGCAAAACCAACATTAGGATAATGAGAGGGGAATATAATATGAGTTTTCAAGATTTCTTTATGGATGAATTTGAGGATGCAGAAGTAGTAGAACGTAAGATGAAATTTGCAGGGAAAGAAAAGAAGATGCAATTCAAACCGATCAGCGCAACGCAAGGGGATGAAATCCGTAAGAGTTGCCGTAAAACTACCCGTCACAAAGGAACAAAAGAAGTTGATTTTAACGAAGACGCTTATATGGTTAAAATGATTATCGAGACTACAGTCAATCCTGATTTCAAGAATAAGGAGTTGCAGGATAGTTGGAAGGTAATAGGGGCGGACAATCTACTAGCAGCTATGAAATCTAAAATGCGTGATGGTGAGTATGCTGAACTTATCGGAGTGGTTTCAGGAATCAACGGTTTTGATAAAGGCATCAATGAGTTTAAAGAAGAAGTAAAAAACTAGTAGAGGAGGGCGATGGCGATGCCAATTACGCATACTATGCCCTCCACGAACTAAAGATATTACCAAGAGACTTGATGGAAATGAGTGTGAAAGATAGGGCATCTATCTATCAATTTATCGATATCAGACTTGAAGCTGAAAAGAAGGCTAGGAAAGAATCTAAAAAATAAACACTTATACTCCCACTTGTAAATTTGGTACCATGTGGTAAAGAGATAATTTACGGAGGTGCCAAATTTGCAAGGTGCTGATTTTGTTTGGTTCTTACTAATAATGATCATAATTTTTTTTGGAGTTAGTTTAAGAAGGAAGAAGAAAGCGCAAGAAAAAGCTATGGGTGCATATGAAAGTGCTGGGTGTTTACATGAATATGGAATTCCTCAGTTAAAGCCTAAAGAAGCTACTGATATTTATTTAACACCTGAAAAACTTGTTGTGAAGTCTAAGAGTTTAACATTTGAGTTACCTATCGAAAGAGTTATGGCTGCTCAATATTTAACAAAGACTGATTTTCTAAAGCAAGATAAGTCTGTTATAGCACGTGGGGTTGTTGGTGGTGTATTGATAGGACCACTTGGCGCAATTGTAGGTGGTATGTCTGGAGTAGGAAGTAAACACAAAAAGGGGAATTACTTAGTTATTAACTACAAAACACCAGACAGTAGTGAGCCGAAAGTACTTATTTTTAATGTGTTTTTATCTAAAGTTGCTACCGATCTTTCTGAAAAATTAACAATGCAAATTACATTACAAAATATCAATAGCGGTGTAATCGAACTGTAAGCGTCCTAATTAGGGCGCTTTTTCTTATGTTAGAGAGGGTGAGACCTTGGCTACAGTATCATCAAGCTTACAACTATTCGATTCGTTTTCTGGCCCATTGAAGCAGATTACTCAGGCATTAAACATTACTATTTCTACAATGGAAAAGATGCAGTCAACTGCTGAGAGAAACGGGAATCTTGGAAATAGTCTTCAAACCGCAAGAAGACAAATAGCAAGCGCAGAAGCTGATATACAAAATGCTTTGGAAGGGGCAAGACGGCAACAAGAGGATTTTAATAAGTTATTAGACAATGGCACACAATCTGCTAACTCCTTGCTTGATTCAATCAAAGGTTTTGTTCTTGCTTATGCTGGTATTGAAACAATCAAGCATTTAGGGAATGTCGCTATGGGTGGGGCCATGGAACAATTAAAGCTGAGGGATATGCTCATCGCGCGTACCAAGAATGTTGAATTAGGAACCTCTATGTTTGAGCAATTCAAGAAGGAAGCTGTAAGGGTTGGAGCTGACGTTTCGGAGTACCTAAACGGAACCTTAGGAAATTTATCTGTTACAAGTGACATCGGACAATTGAAACAACTGAATATGCTAGCTAAACAATTAAGCGCTTTTGATACTTCTGGACAAGGTATTCAAGGAGCTTTTTTCTCATTAAAAGAAGCTCTAAGTGGTGATATTGTCAGTCTTTCTGAACGATTTAATATGTCAAAAGATTTAATACGCAAATTTAAAATTGATAAACTAGGCAAATCTGGTAATCTCAACGAATTTATTAGTCAGTTTAACAACCTGTTAGAATTTCAACATATGGGGAAAGAATCTTTTGAGAGGATGCTCGATTCTCCCGTAAAGAAGTGGGAAATTCTCTTAAATAGAACTAAGTCCATGTTTGCAGACGCAGGAGAGGGAGCTGTTCAAGCTATTGTTCCTTTGATTAACACTTTAAACTCAGCGTTTGAACAGGAAAAGTTTCAAGGGTTCTTTACAGCATTCAACAAAGGTTTGGCTGGATTTGCTTGGATGCTCTCTTATGTTGCAAATGGAGCAATGGGTGTCTGGGATGTTTTTGCACAGTACTGGACTCAAATTATATATTTCGTAGGAATTTTAAGTATGTCAGCTATACCATTTCTTACAAAACAACTATGGGCTATGTTAGTGCCCATAAAATCAGCTATAGCAGGCTGGTTAGTCGCTTACTGGCCTATCCTTGTTGTGGGACTTGCAGTTGTTTGGTTAATTAACAAACTCCAAGAATTTGGAGTAACAACAGAGGAAATCATAGGTTTCACAATAGGGTTGTTTTACTCACTGTTTGCTTTTATTCATAATCACGTTTCGTTCATGTGGAATTTAATTTTAAGCTTTGCTGAATACCTCGCAAACGTGTTTATTGATCCTGTATATGCGGGACAAAAGCTCTTCTATGACCTAGCAATGACATTCAGTTCTCACACGTACAATATGGCACGTTCAGCAGAAGATTTCGCAGGTAATTTCATGAAAGTTATTTTAAAAGCTATTAACAAGACGTTAGAAGGCTTTAACTGGCTTGTTGATAAGATGAATGAAATGTTTGGAACAGACTTTACGGGAGCCAAGTTGTTTGATGAAGGTAACATTCATGCTGTGAGCGACAATATCAAAAACATGATGGACATGATCCAAAAACCGACTACTAATAGTGATGTTTTCGATCTTTCTAAGTACCGTATGGTCGAAAAGAATCTACACCAATCTTTTGGAGAGGGGTACTACAAAGGCTTCAACATGACGGCTAATGCTGCCAATCCTTTCAATCCAAACATTAACGGCAAGGTAAATAATATTGGTAGAGTTGACGAGGTAGGAAAAATCAAAGACAAAGTAGATATCTCGAATGAGGATCTAAAAATGATGAGAGAACTGGCTGAGATGAAAAATATCCAAAACTTTGTCACTCTGACTCCTACCGTACAGGTTACTACAGGAGATATTAACCAAGGATCTGATATTGATACGGTCGTAGCTGAAATCACAAGGAAGCTACAAGCAGACGTGGTAAATTCAGCGAAAGGGGCTTATAACCATGCCTAAGGAGGAGAAAAGATGAGTAGAAATGTGACGATAGGGGTTTTATCCTATAAGATTGAACAGGATTTTCAAGAAGGTAAGCTTATACTTGAACTCTATTTCGATAATCCTTCTGGTGACATTAAGGAGTATGCAAATTTTGTTGATGCGTTCCATGTTTTTTTGAAAGAAAAGGGATACGCTGCTCCTGTTGTTACATCAACCAAAGGTGATATAGATGAAGTGGTTACTAAGATTAGTAAGTCATTAGGGGAACAGATCGCAAATTCTACTCAAGGGGTATACAACAATGCCTAAAGAGTTAATGAGCCTAAGCTACAACAATCGGGCAGAAGTAATTGCTTTCCCCATACTTCCTGAGAGCATTGACATTAGCGACGGTAATAACAGCAAAACCTATACAACGGTGGGATTAGGTGAAATCAATGTGATTAAGGACCCTAAACTCACCGTTTATAAATTTAGCAGCGAGTTTCCCAATCAAGCATACCCGTGGGTTGTCTATCCAGATAATTTATTATCACCAGCACAATATGTGAAGTACCTTGAAACGTGGCGTCAAACGAAAAAACCAGTCCGTTTTATTTACACAGGTGATAGCTTTGGTATTAATGAGGCAGTTTCAATTGAAGATTTCGTTTGGAAAGAGGTTGCAGGTACAGGTGGGGACATAGAATTTAGCATCACATTAAAAAAGTATATTTTCTATGGAGCCAAGCAAGCCAAGGTAGTAAGTGATCCAGCAGATCCCAAAAAGAAAGTTGTACAGAAGAAATCTGCTCCTCGACCATCTGATAGGCAACCGCCTAAGACACACAAAATAGTTGCTGGTGATGATTTATGGTCCATTGCAAAGAAGACATATGGTAACGGGGCTAAGTATAAGGACATCCAGAAACTAAATGGGCTGACAGATGCCCAGGTAAAGAAATTGAAGGTAGGTACGGTACTTAAAATGCCAAAATAGGAGGGGAATACCGATTGGAGCTATTAATTGATAACAAAAAGGGTACGGTCTGGGATATTACAGACATTACTACTGATATCACATGGAAGACAAGTCGGATCGGGAAACCTTCTAGCTTGTCTTTTTCTTTTGTCGATCGAGGGATATATCAGGAAAAAACATCATTTACTGTGCAAAATGGTGATATCGTGCGGTTCATAAAAGATGGGACCAACGTCTTCTATGGATATGTTTTCTCTGTCATTGGTGGAATGGATGAGGATGTAAAGGTAACTGCTTATGATCAATTAAGGTATTTACTAACGAATGATACGTATGTGTTTGCCAAGAAAACAGCAACAGAAATCATTAAGCAGATTACAGAAGATGTGGGCCTAAAAGTGGGTGAGCTTGAAAATAGTAGTTACAAGATACCTACCATGATTGAAGATAATCAAAAGCTACTAGATATCATCTGCAAAGCCCTAGATTTATCCATTGTTGCTAACGGAAGAAACCTTGTTCTTTATGATGATTTCGGTAAACTGGTCCTGAAAGACTCGACTAAGATGCTACTAGACTTTTATCTAGGTGACGAAAGTTTGATGACCGATTATGCGATAGATCGAAATATTGATACGGACACGTACAACCGAGTCAAGATTGTGCAAGACAATAAGAAAACGAAAAAGCGAGATGTATACATTGCTCAAGACTCAGCAAACATCGCGAAGTGGGGTCGGTTGCAGTTATTCGAAAAAGTGGATGAAGGTATGACTAAAGCGCAGGTCAAACAGCTTCTCGATACGTTGATTGCAGTGAAGAACAGAGAGACACAAAGGCTATCGCTTACTGCTATCGGCGATATTCGAGTAAGAGCAGGCTGTTTTGTTCCCGTTTCCATTGAGAGACTAGAAATTAATCAGCCTTTTCTTGTGGACGAATGTACCCATAAATTTGACGGCTCAGAACATACGATGACAGTAGAATTAAAGGTGGTGTAAAAGCGTGTTAGAGCTAATTAAACAGGCGAGTCTAGGAGCGATTGAGGCGAGTGGTCCGGTCGCTATTTTTTATGGGAGTGTGACAAGTGCGGAACCTCTAAAGGTCAACGTAGACCAGCGATTTACGCTGACTGAGGAATTTCTAGTCATTCCAGAACGACTCATTCCCTACGAGGTTGATCTAAGCCACACCCATACCTACAGTGATGGAACACCAACTGGCACAGTTAATAAAAGCACGGCTGTAGCTCTGCGGGAGAAACTAATTATCCGGCGCGCTTTTAAAGTTGGCGATACAGTCCTGCTTATGCGTGTACAGGGTGGGAACAGCTACGTTGTGCTAGATCGGGTGGTGGCCACATGATTCTACCCCAAGGCTCTTCGATTGATTCAACCACCCTAGAAGAGGTGGAACAACCGAGCCGCACATATAAGCTAGACCTTGTAAATAAACGAATAGTAGGCTTTGTGGACGGTCTGGATGCTGTTAAACAGGCTGTATTTAAAATACTTTCTACTTTACGATTTGAATACCTCATTTACTCTCATGACTATGGGTTTGAATCCCCCAGTATGGCAGATGAGGCTATTTTTCGTTCTGAGATACAACGGTGCATCAAAGAGGCCCTTATGCAAGATGACCGTATCCTTGATGTAACAGACTTTAAAATCACGGTTGAAGGAGATACATCTTTAACTGAGTTTGTTGTCGTGTCTAAGTATGGGGATTTTAAAGAGACAAAGCAGGTGGCACGATGAAATGGACATTTGAGTCTTTATTCCAATTCATGCTCGATCAGGTACGTGATGATGTAGACAAAAGACCTGATAGCAGCGTAATCTATGACGCCCTTTCTTCTGTGGCCATAGCTATTATCAAGATACAAACCGAACAAGAGATCAATGAAAATCTTTACTATGCTGACACAGCAACAGGTGAATATCTAGACCGACGAACGGAAGAGGATGGAATTGAAAGGCGTCTGGCAACGAAGGCAAAGCGAAAGGGCGTATTCTACGACCAAGAAGGCAGATTGTTTGATATCCCACTCAGGAGTAGATACTCGCACGAGGATTTGAATTTTATTGTGTTAGAACGATTAGCAGCAGGTGAATTTATCTTGGAGTGTGAGACATCTGGTTCAGCAGGTAACATGGTATTTGGTACCCTTATTCCCATCGAATATATTGAAGGACTAGCAAAAGGAGAAATCTCAGATGTTTTAATACCTGGGGCCGATGAGGAAGACGATGAATCGTTACGAAAAAGGTATTTTGATGCGCAAGAGCGTCAAGCATTCGGTGGGAACATTGCTGATTATCAGGAAAAGGTAGGCAGTATACCAGGTGTCGGCGGTGTAAAAGTATTTCCTGCTTGGAAAGGTGGAGGTACAGTCAAATGTACCATTATGGGTAGTGACTACAATCCACCCTCACAAAAGTTGATTGATGATGTTCAAACCTTCGTTGACCCCGTAACGAATAGTGGTCTTGGATTGGGGTTAGCTCCGATTGGTCATCGCGTTACGATCATGGGGAACAAAAAGAAAACGATCGATCTACGTACCAAGCTAATTTTGGAGGCTGACATGCATCCAGATCAAGTAAAGTCCGAAGTTGAAAAGGTCTATTCTGATTATCTACAAGAACTACGAAAAGCATGGAAAAACGCAACGAAAACCGTTGTTCGAATCAGTCAGATCGAATCGCGGTTTCTTTCTATTACAGGGGTATTAGATGTAATGGATTCTACATTAAACGGAACTTCTGGAAATCTTGAATTAGATACGGAAGAAGCGCCGTATATGGGGGCGGTGACGATTGTCTGATGAATTGATGCAGTATCTTCCCCCGTACTATCATGACATTCTGGAAATGAAAGAATATACACGGGCAGCCTCTCTTGCTGTTGATATGGTAGCAAAATCAGTAGAACAGGAGTTAGCAGACCAATTCATTGATACTGCAAGCGAGAAGGGCATAGCTCGCCGCGAGAAGATGCTACGAATTAAACCAAGAAGTGATGAGACACTGGAGTTCCGTAGGATGAGGCTAAAGAATCGAAAATCTATCAAACCACCATTTACAGAGCGCTGGCTACAACATCAATTAGACCGGTTACTCGGCAAAGGAAGGGTAACGGTTGAGATTGATGTCCTTCATTTCATTCTTAGTGTTAACGCTGAAATCGAAAATGCACCAGCTTTCCGAGAAGTGGAACATACAGTCAGGACAACGATTCCAGCTAACTTGGTGTATCAACAGCGAACACAAATTAGAGAAAGTATCACTCTTTCAGAAAAGATCATTAAACAAACAATTGTTCGTCAAACAAGACTTTCTACTACATGGAAACTTGGACGGACACCGTTTGCAGAGGCCCTAGATGAAAAAGAAGTGATTCAACTTCCTTTAAACCGACTTACCAAACTATCAACGAAATGGCAGGTAGGTTCCACTCCATTTGCGGAGGCGATAAGAGATGATAACCAGTGATTTAATACTAGATACAGCGAATTTTGTAAAGGGCAAGCTGAAAAAAATAACGCTTAATGGTTCATTTGAAGTTACAGGCTTTACTGTAACGCAAGATAAAAACCTTTTGTTCGTAGAATTTTCAGTAAGTCCTTCTGATGTTCAATTGATCAATCTAATTGAGATTCGAGATTCCGAATCAACTGTAGTTAGTTCCAGCGTAGTCTATGTTCCTATTAATTCAGAAACGATTATTAAACACATCATTACTGTTAAGGAGGGGTGATACATGGCGTTTAGTGCAAAAACAGACTGGAAATACGATGAGATCGTCACAGAAAAGGATATGAACCGAGTAGAGAAGGGGATTAAGGATGCACACGATGCTGTAGCAAGCACAGATGGGAAGATAGGAAACCTTGACGGGCTTAATACTACAGCAAAATCTAATGTTGTCGTAGCAGTAAATGAGCTTTTTACAAATGTCAGTAACGGTAAAAATAAAATCGCTACCGCCCTTACTGACAAAGGAGTTCCAGCGTCAGGTAGTGAGACGTTCGACCAACTGGCAGCTAAAATATTCAAGGATGGGATAGGGGACACAGATAAGAAAGCTCTTATTGATATTGCAAATAGAGCGACCGATAACGATAGCACAGTCCGAAAGGCGATTATTACTAAACTAAAAGCTGTATCTACCGAAAATCCTTTAGGATTAACAGACCAATCAACGTGGGCTGATATTAGTGCTGTGATACCTAATATAAAGGCAGGGAAGAGATTTGCGAGTGGTACAGCTATATCTGCGAATACAGGTGCTTCTGAACCTAGTGGACCAGCCTATTTAATTAAGGTTACTGGCATTAACTTTAAACCAAATGTAGTAATAGTAGAGTATGAATCAGGGGAGAATCTTTATGGAATGATGCGTAAAGTTTATCATAGTAGTCCTATTATAGATAAGATTCTCTACGTTAAATATCAATGCTTTGATACAGGAGGATGGACAGTTACTGAAGATGGATTTTCGACCGGAATGAGTTACAAAAACATTACTGTCAAATGGTATGCCTATGAATAGAAAGGAGGAAGCACATGGCGAAATTACCTGATACAGCAAGTATTGGCGATATTATCAAGGCTTTAACAGAGGTCGAGGCGATCAATCAAAAGGCCGATCTTGTTTCTGTTGTTGGCAGTCCTGCAACAAGTGGGGATAGTGTGGCTTCTATTATCCAAAAGTTTCAGAACGCAAAAAACATCCTTGCAACCAATATCTCAGGCAAAGGGGGATCGGCTACTGGAACCGACAGCCTTCATTCTCTTGCTAACAAAGTAGCTTCTCTTTCAGTAAATCGCTGGGCAACAGGGACTGTCGCTATCCCTGGATCAAGTAGCTTTTTGAACACCATTACAATCAACGGATTGTTATTTGTACCAACCATGCTAATCGCGCTCACATCAACAGAACCAACAAGTATTAATCCAAATTTTCACGGGTATATGAATATCTACGCATATAGCGATACGAACATGACCGGAGCGAAAACATGGAAAAGGCTTGATAACATGTCAAACTCAATGTTTGCTTACCAAACAATAGCTCCCACGACTGGACAATTTAAACTCACAAATGTTTCATCTGATGCCTACACAGATTACACGCGATGGATAGCATTTGAATAAAAGGAGGAAGTGAATCATGCAAATTATCGGACGTAAAATTTACTTCGACAGAGTAACAGGAAATGTATTGGTAGACACTGGTGAGCGTGCTGGTGCAGTTCGTGAAACTACTCTTGAAGAGGATTTTCAGACCTATGTCGCATTGTCAGAGAGGGTTACAACAACTGTCGACTGCCTACAGCTTGAATACGGACAGTATAGCGATAACTTTTCGAAAGGCTACTCGTACCATATCAATGCTGAAACGGGCGAAATTGTATGGAACTTAACACCGCCACAGGTGGAGGAACGAGAGCGCGAAAAGACATTACAAGAGAAAGTGGAATCCCTTGAAAAAGAAAGACAAACGCTTCAACTCGCTGTTACTCAGCTTTACGAGACAAACCTTTCATTAGAAGAAAAGAATCAAACGAATCAACTTGCTATCACTGAATTATATGAACAAATGAAAAAAATCCAAGGAGGACAACAATAATGAATCCATTTGCAAAAATCTATTGTGATCTTATCTGCGCTGGTCTAAAAGTTTTAAACGATGTACCGATGAAAGTACGTAGTGATGTAGAAAAAATTTTAGCTGAGAAATAAGCGTCTCCCTCATTTGAGAGAGGCGTTTTTTCATGGGGAGCTTCGGCTCCCTATTTTATTTGCCCCAAGGGGGTGATGAGGAGAGGGAAGCATGGAGGAAGGGATTTTTAATGCCATGTTGGCACAAGGACCATTTGCGGCTTTGTTTGTATGGCTATTGTTTTCTACTAAAAAAGAGGGGAAAGAACGGGAAACAAGGTTGGTAAAACAAGCCGAAGTACGTGAAACAAAGCTCATGGAGCATAATGAGCGAATGGTAGTTCAATTAGAGCGAAACACAGGAACATTACAGCAGATTGAACGCAGTTTGAATGGGCTAGAGAACGAATTGCAGGAACTAAAAGAAAAGGTGGGCTGATACATGATAGAGATTGGTTTAGTGATTGCAGTAGTAATGGCATCGGGTGCTTGGCTGAAAACGCGGAGTTGGTTTCCAAATGATTACATTCCTCTTGCTATTGTTGTGATGGCAGTAGCTTATAATGCTATCAACGCTTTACTGTTCGGGGGAGATTTACTCGAAGCTGGCAAGATTGCTTTCATTGAGGCAACGGCTGCTATTGGGATTCATTCTGGAGTTAAAAATTCGTTTCAAAAGGGAGATGTAGAGTAATGAAACCACAAGACTTTATAGATAAAATTGCACCTAGTGCTGTAGCTGATATGAAGAAAACAAAGATACCTGCATCTCTTACAATCGCTCAAGCTATTCTTGAATCAGCTTGGGGTGAGAGTGAATTAACCAAGCAAGGGAATAACTTGTTCGGCATTAAAGGAACAGGTCCAGCAGGCGTCTGCTCAATGCCTACAAAGGAGAATTATAACGGTCAATGGACAACCATCACAGCTAATTTCCGAGCCTACAACAATTGGGGAGAGTCTATTGCAGATCATTCCAAGCTAATTCTAAACGGCACGAGAGACAAGCCTACACGTTATCATGGCGTGTTAGGTGCTGATTATAAGACTGCTTGCTACGCCATCCACAAGGGCGGTTATGCTACTGATCCAGGTTATCCAGGTAAGCTTATTGGTTTGATCGAAAAGTACGGACTAACTAAATATGACAAGGAGGAATCAACAGTGAAACCAGAAATAGCAAATGAAATTATCAGCCATTTACAAGGGCAATGGGCTTTCTATAATCAAATGGGTATGAAGGATGAGGCTGTGAGGATCGGGCAATTGGCAGATGAGTTGAGGGTTGCTAGCGGGCAAGTCGTACTGAATAAATAATTTCAAGAAAGTGCCTTCCATACGGTTGGCACTTTTTTTCTCTACTACCAACACAAACTATAACATCATGGGTGCTGGTACGATGATCTACAAAATGGATTGTATTAGTGGAGCAAGACATTATCTAAAAGATGAATCAGCTGATCTTGTTGTAACTATCCTCTTCACAAGGAACGAAAAAACGAGGTTCAATATAAGAAGTGAATATCAGAATGGATAAGTGAAATTGGAATTAAAAAAGCACCCCTTTTAGAGATGCTTTCAATTCCTCTCATTTAAAGAGAGCTATCGTAGTAATTGTATTTTTGGGGTAGAAATACTACTAGTTATTTTAATTATTTGATCAACTCTTAAACCAAAAAATGAGAATCCGAAAAGATTTTTATTTAAGATAAAATAAATATTAGTTAATCTATTTATAGCTTCAGAAAATTTTTTAACATTATCAAATAAATTTTCAAAATAACTATTTATTACCAGATCATCTTCACTATAACTCGTTGAGTGACCATGAATTTGTTTTGAAGATTCACCGTATAAAAGGCAAAGGTCAATAATTGATTCTTTTGTGACACCACTAGTAGATTTCTTTATTTCTTCTTTTAAGTGACGAAAGCTTGTCCTTGACACGTCTTCATAATTTTTAAATGGAAATAAATGTGCATAAACAAGTTTCAGAAGAGTTTCGCATGCAGTTCTAATGTTATAGGAAATAAAACCTGGATGATTAGTAGGCCAGGCAATTAATATAGATAAAATATTTTCTTTATAAAAAGCAAATAGTATCTTTTTTGACTTTGGACTTTGAAACATTGCATTGTCTGTATTGATTTCAGCTAAAATTAAGTTTTCTTGAATGGCGTTAAACACTTCCAAAAAACTTGAATTAATTTTTTCACTCTTTACCCAAGGGGAGTGGGGCATCACTTGTTTCAAAAAAACATAATATTTTTCGAATGAAGTATTATATTTTTGTAACATCGTCTTCACTTAACCTTAGGATTATATTTGTCAATTATTTTACTTACATAATTTTCTTTATGTCCTTTGGGAGTACCTTTTTTATTGCCCTCTTGGATGTCAGGAAATTTTTCATATAAAATTTGTAATAGGTGTCGATTAAAATCTTTTAACTGTTCCTCTTCAAATTTTTCTATATCTCGAATTACTCTTGAAATAATAAGGGTCCTACTAAGATACACATATTCCTTATAATGAAAACCTAATAATTCCAAAAAGCTTTTAATCTCGTCATTTTTTTTAAATTGTTCTTTTGATAAAATGAGAATACTCATAAATCCAAATAAAAATGAATGTAACAAGGAAGTATCATTTTCTGTAGAAATAGTCTTTTTAGCTTTATTTAAAAGTTTATTGTTCATCTAATTTCTCTATCCTTTCTAAAAATTCCGTGGCTATTGACTTAATAATTTCTTCTAATTTTACGTCATCTCTATCAGCAATGAAAGTGTCCATTTTACCAGTAAGTAGTTTTTCATAATATGGAAGTGTCTTTTCAAAAATATGAATATCTTTACTAACTGCAAAATCTCGAATATCTGCAATTCTTTTACTCATCCCAGGGCTCTCAGAGGACATAGTTATTACGATCCCAATACATTTAATATCTCTACCGTTAAGAGCTAATGCTTGATCTACCTCAACAAATTTATTAATAACATTCGTAAGCATATTCAAACCTAACACAGAATATAAATCTGGTTTTGCTGGTATAAAGTAATAATCAGATGCTAATAATGCAGCAGTGGTATAGAAAGAATATGTAGGGGGACAATCTATTAGAATAAGGTCATACTTATCTTTTAACCCCCATTTATTAATAGTTAGCGCAAGCTTTTGTTCATTTGCACTATTATTGCTTCTTTCCATAAAAACAATCTGCAAATCCCCAGGTATTATATGAAGATTGTCTGTTAATTCTAAAATTACATCACTTATACTAGGGGAAGTCACTGATGAATCATATAAACTATGTATAGAAGGAATTTCCTCTTTTAGAATTTGATTCCCTTGGTCATCTCTGTCAAATGCTTTAGCTTGATATTTTTCATAGAATGATTGAGTACAATTTGATTGTGGATCAATATCAATCACGAGTACCTTAAGTCCTAAAGTATCAGCTAGATAGAATGAAAGATCTTTACATAAAGTGGTTTTTCCAACCCCTCCTTTCATATTCAAAAATGAAATTACTTTACCTTTACCCATTTTGATAGCCCCGTTTCATAATATAAGTTAAATTTTTAAAAAAATACCTCTGTAAACGTTATTACTTCAAATATAACAAAAAATAGGAATTCGTGCATACGAAGTATCATAAGTGTTTATATCATCAATACAACCATTGCATCCAGTTGTTACCTTACTTCGTTATCTGCTGGAGGAATTTTTCATTTAAACAACTTCTTAATCACCTTTAAAACATACGAAACCCCTCCAACGTTAGAGAAGGAGGGGTTTCGTATTATCTACTGTATTCTTGGACTTCAAAGCTTTCGATGTGACTGTAGCTAATGAAGTCTTTTCTAGAATTGAAAGGTCCGATGTTGTATTTCTTATTAACGATGTATGCTTCTCTACCGTTTCCTTTTGCTCTACCTTCATACCATTCGGTAAAGTTTCTGATTTCTTCATTTGTCATTTCAAATTCTTTGATTAAACCACTATCCATGTAAATAACCAAGAGTGCATTTCCAGTTGGATTTGGGTTAGGGTCTGGATCTGGATCCGGATTAACTAGATCAGAAAGATTTAATTCTAAAACATCTGAAGTAGTACTAGGTGCTCTCCCACCAATAACATATAGTTTACCGTTTACAATGCCATAAGTACCACCAGTAGTTCTATTTAACAGGGCTACAGAGTATGTAACTAATTTGTTGTTACTAACATCATAACTATATAATGTTGTTGGAGTTACAAATACAATCTTGTCATCAAATGCTAATGAGCCCAAGACCATTCCAATTTCTGAAGGAATTTCATCTACTTGTGTCCATGTATCTTGTAAATGGTTATAAAGGTAAATTGTGTTTTTATCATCACCATTGTGAATTACATATATTGAATTGTCTTTAATGAATGATACAGTGTGTCCTTTAAAAGGCATCGGATTTTTAGAAACCCAAGAATTCGTTTCGGGATTAAATGAGTATACTAAATCAGTGCGTTCATTTCCATTTTCTATTCCACCAAAAGTATAGATAGTATTATCTAAAGAAGCAGCATTAAGAAAACGAAGAGATTTTGGCATTGACCGGGCTGACGTCCATTTATTTGAAACAGGGTCAAACACTTCGACAATGTTAGTAGGTCCAGAGTCAGTGGCTCCCCCGATGGCATAAAATTTTCCTTTGTTTTCTACAAATGCCATAGCACCTCTAGCATGAGAAGAGCTAGGTAACTTTTCCCACTCATCTTTTGCTGGATCATACATTTCAAGATTAGCTAGGGAACCAGATCCAGAAGTTCCCCCGTATACATAAATATTATCATCGTACACTATGCTACCAATGTTATATCTAGCTGTTGGCATTGGTGCTTTTTTAACCCATTCCATTTCTTCTGCTGCTAACGAATGCGGTTGAAAACTAAACAAGGTCATAATCATCGCTAAAGCGAATAGTCCTATTTTCTTTAGGTTCAT